TCAGAGGGCTGCCGAGGGGAGACTGGCGCTGGACAAAGGGACAGCAGATCCTGAGCTGGTGCGGTCCGATTTCATAGCGGCGCTTGAGGCCGCCGGGGTGTTCGTCCGGGACCCATGACCATCCGCCAGACGGGCCGCCACCTGCTCCAGGTCCACACCTGCCGCGGCCGCATAGCCGCAGAACGCCAGCACCGCGGCCTCCTCTCGGAACCACGCGGGCCAGTAATCCCTGGATGCCACGCCGGCGAGGGTGGGTGATTCCGGCAGCCCGAGCACCGCGGCAAGGATCGCGTGCGCGAGGTCATGGTCACGGTTCAGCCGATCGAGCGGGATGCCGTATTGCTCGGCCGTGGCGGCCTGCCCGTCCTGGACCATCCAGTTGGCGCGGATCTCGCGACCGTCGCTCAGCATGGTCACAGTCTGCCCGCCGCCGTGGTGGATGGTCGCCGCGCCGAGGCGATAGGTGGTCACGACGCCCCCGCCTTGCGCAGCGCTTGGGTCAGAGCGTCCTGTGCCATCTGTGCCGTGATGCGGCGGCCCAAGTCCTCGTCGGTCGCCTTCAGCTTCGCGATGGTGCCAGTCATGGTCTGCTTGAGGTAATCGGCGATGTACGCCTTTGCGCCTTCGCCAGTGAGGCCTTTGTCGGCCGCGTCTGCTTTGACGCGATCAATGGCTTTCCCCAGGTTCTCGCTGAGCAGCGCGGTACGTTTCTCGCCCAGCAACCGGGTGAGCTGGGCCAAAGCAAAGGCCCCGGCCGTGCCCATGGCACTCAAGACGGCGGCCACGATGATCGTGGCCATTTCTTGCGCCACGATGGTGGCAATGATGTCCTGCATGTCAGGTCTCCATGAGTTTGGGCCAGCTCGCGGGCCCGATGATGCCGTCGGCGACCAGGCCGACCGTGCGCTGCCAGGCTGCGGCGGCCGCCTTGGTGCGGGTGCCGTAGATGCCGTCGGCCGGGCCGGGGTCGAAGCCGATTGCCGCCAGCCGCTCCTGCGCCGTGCGCACCGGAGTGCCGCGCGAGCCGAGGCCGATCTTGGGATAGGTCGGGGCCAGCACGTCTGGGATCGCCTGCCAGCGGGCAAAGGCCGCAGCGAGCTTGGTGTGATAGCTATGCGTCGCATACACTGGGCCGTTGTAGCCCCGCGCGAAGCCGGACCAGTCGTGGCGCCTCAGGTCATCGTCCAGGTTCTCCGCCTCGATGAAGCGGATCATGGCCTCAAGCTGCGCGGGCTCGCTGTCACAGAAGATCGCCACCATGTCGCCGGCCGAGGCAAAGCCCGCCGCCTTGTGGTTGCTTCCCATGATCTGGCCGAGGCCCCAGGACGCGCTGCGCAGCGCCGCGTTGGCGTCGATCTGCATCGCCAGCGCCAGCCGGGGATAGCTGTCCGAGGGATAGGGCTTGGTGCCCCATTTGCGATAGGCGAGGCCCTGTTCTTCGGCTCGGGTCCGTTTCGGCCCCTCGCCCAGCTCGACCCAGAACCGGTGCGGCTCGAACAGCATCTTCGGGCGGCCCTGCTTGTCGAAGCCACCGCCTTCCGTCTCGACCTCGATCACGGCGCGAACCTCGTCCTCGCCGACCCCGATGATGCGCCCGACCCGGGCCACGTCGATATCGGTCAGGGGCAGCGCGGCCCCCTTGAACCCTGCGGGATACATCTCACACCTCGAAATCATGGATGCCGGCCAGCAGGATCGTGTCCTGCCCGGCGGTCAGCAGCGTGCCCGCTGCGGTGTCGTCGGCGCGGTAGCCACGGCCGCCCAGGTCCAGCACGTCGACGCCCACGTCGAAGGCCAGCACGGTGTCGTGGCCATGGCCCGCGCGGAAGATCAGCGTGTCGGCATCGCCGTCGCCGGGGGCGCTCATGCTGAAGAAGTCGCCGTTGGCCGAGATCAGATCGTTGCCCGCTCCGCCGGTGATGGTGTCGCGGCCCTCGCCGCCCTCGAGGGTGTCGTTGCCGCGCCCACCGATCAGGACATCGTCGCCCCAGCGCGCCCCGGCGTGGAAGCCGGCACCCTCAGGCCCGACCCATGCGCCCGATCCGTCGATGGTGTCGCGGCCCTGGTGGGTCCAGACGGTTTCGAAGCTCCAGAACATCGCCGTCTCGGTGACGCCGGTGTGGTCGATGGTGGCGAAACCATTGCGCGCCGCGGTCATGGTCACGCTGACGCCGGCGCCGTCCCAGTCGTGCGCCCAGAGGTTCACCACGTCCGACCCGTCGCCGCCGAACAGATGGTCATTGCCATAGGCCAGCCCGGCCGTGCCCGAATTGCCCTCGGCCGTGCCCTGGCCCCAGCGGATGTTGTCGTTGCCGGCGCCGCCATAGATCGTGTCGTTGCCGCGCGAGCCGTTGATGAAGTCCTCGCCCGCGCCAGCCCAGACGATGTCGTCGCCTTCGCCCGGTTCGATGAAGTCGCCGAAGCGCGAGCCGTTGATCTGGTCGTCACCGGCGCCGGTCCAGATCGAGAGGCCGTAGCGGTCGAGGGCCGCGGCCCCGCCGCGCACGATGTCAGCGCCCGCGCCCAGGTGGATGCGCTCGATCCCGGCGAAGGTCAGCGTGCCGCCGCCCCGCGTGGCGGTGCCGTCCTCGGTCGAGGTCAGCTGCAGGATCACCGGGCCGTCGCCCTCGATATGCAGCCGGTCGCCGCCGGCCTTGGTGCCATAGACGTTGGTGTCATAGGCTTCGCCCGTGTCGCCGCCGACGATGGTCGCGGTGCCTCCGAGCCAGTAGAAATCATCCGCGCCGCCCAGGCCGTCGTGCAGGCCGGGGGTCACGGTGATGCGGTCATTGCCGTTGCTGGGCATGATGCCTCCATGAAAAAGCCCGCCGGTCAGGGCGGGCGAATGCGGGGTTGATGCGGGGGAATGGGACGGGCAAAACGCGCGCATGAAAGCGACACGTGACGACAAGACATTCACCCTCTCGGGCGTGCAGTGGTCAGGAACCTATCCCCTCGAGGAGCTGCCGAAATGGCTGGCGTTTTACCGGCGCATGCGAGACGCGCATCCGAACGGCGCGCCCTACTACAATGCGGCGGTCCAGGCGCTCGAGGGGATCATGGAAGGGTCAGAGCAGCCCTAGCCCCCTACCACCAGGGCAGGAGCCGGATCTTCGTCGGGTGCAGCCAGGCCCTCCACCACGGCCACCGCTTCCGCTCCCCCTCCGGGATCATCTGCTCCCGGCATTTCAGGGCGCAGAAGAAGGCCAGCATCTTCATCGAGCTGAAGACGATGTTGATCAGCCGGCCGCGGGTCGCCTCGGACCACACTTCAGCGAACTCGGGGAACCAGAGCCGCATGAGCGGCAGGGAAACGTCCCAGTAGAGGCCTCGGGCGATGATGGCGCCCGCGAGGATCGCGAACCCCATGGCGAACCACCAGGTGGCCGACTCCATATCGCGAAAGGACGCTCGGAAGGCCCAGATCACGGCGAGATAGCCCACGGTGTTGATGATGGCCAAGCTGCCGATGATCAGCGACATGATGTGACGTCCTTCTTCAATGCCTCAACCAATTCCTCGAGCGCGTTCACCTTGCGATCCAACCGGCCGATGATCTTCATCTGCGATGGGTGGTGGCGTGCGAACAGTTCTTCGGCCGCTGCAGCACGCTTCCCTTTGCCGCGCAGCTGTCGGATCAGACGGCAGATCATGAGTGCCTCCCAAGCCGGTCCAGCGCCTCGCGCATGACCGTGGCATTCTGGTTGATGGCGCTGGTATTCTGGCTGATGGCGCTGTTCGTGACCGTGAGCAGGTCGCGGTTCTCCTTGCCCAGCGACAGCATCATGTCATGCATCTTGTCCTGGAGTTCGTTGTTCCGGCGGTACTGGATCCAGTTGGCGGCACCCGAGACGGCGATCACCACCGCCGCCAGGCCGCCGCCCATCTCCCGGATGAGCGATAGGAGATCATCCATTCGATGTCCTCTGGATGGTGGTAGTGTCTCTGCTTTGTGCGCCAGGGCACAGACCCGCGCCCCCGAATGGTGCATCTAGGGCATGGTCTGCATGATGAGCCGGGCGGCCTGTGGTGGGGCTGCCCGGCTTTTTACGGCGCGACCGCAGCCAGCGCCGCGATGCGCGCGCGATTGAGGCTGTGGTCCAGCGCGACCGTCTCGCTCATCGGGCGCGCGCCGGAGATCGTCAGATCCTCGAAGATGGCGCGCCACAGGCGGCCATAGATGCCCGAGCCCACGTTGATGTGGTGGCGGCCGAAGCAGACATAGTCCGTCTCGCCCGCCGCGATATAGGGATTGGTGATGTTTGCGGTCAGCGTGCCGATCAGGGCCCCGTCCAGATAAAAGCCATAGGTCATAGTGGTCGCATCGGCCGAGACCGTGACCTCCAAACCGAACTGGTGCAGGGTCCCATCGAACAGCGCCGCACGCCAGGCGGTCGGGACCGCGAGGTTGTTGTGGCGCCGGCTCTCGATCCGGCAACTGGTAATGGCGCCGCTGGCATAGGTCATCGACAGCGCAAGATTTTTGCTGTTCCCGCCGGAGATGTCCGCGAGGATGTTGTTGTTCGAGTTGTCGGCTTGGCCGGGGAACATGGCGTTCTGGAGCCAGAAGATGTGCCCGAAATGCGTGTCGGCCGGCACGATCTTGAACCCTCGGGGCAGCCGCAGGTAGTCGTTGGCCGCCGCGAACCGGACCGCCCCGCGGTTGTAGGTCAGACCTGCCACGCCGGCCGCAGCTGCGTCCTCGATCCAGCCATCCTCGGCCAGCGGGTAATTGCGCGGCCCGGCCCCGAGCGCCAGCGCTGCGCCCTGGGCGGGCGTCGTGCCGCCCCACGACCAGGGGTCTATCGTGTCGATCAGGCCGCGCGTGCCGGCATCCATCGCCGCGTCGGGATAGATTTTCTCGCCGGTCCCATCGACCGGCAGGATCTGGATATAGGCCATCAGCGCCATCCTTTGCGAGTTACGAAATCGAGAATTCCCCGCGCCATCTCGACCCGGCCGGCCGGGCCGGGGTGGATGTTGTCCGACATGAGAGACGGCGGCGGGGTGTCGGCTGCGAGCGCGGCCTGATCCGCCGCGCTGTCGCTCGCCGCGGCTTGCAGCCACGGCACCAGGTCCAGGGTATTGTCCGGCCACTCAGACCTGAAAAGGTCGAGCGCCAGCTTCCGGTTGGCATAGCCGACCGATCCGCGCGGCTCATCCGTGCCGTGGATCCAGGGCATCATGACAATGCGCTTGGAGAGAGGCTTGTGTGCAGCCCAGATGCGGCGCGCCATCGCAAAGACGCCGCGCGGATCGGTCGCGCTGTTGCGGCCCAGCAGGCAGAGCAGGATCGCATCCTGGATTTTCCAGGCCTGAAGCGCGGTCGGCGGCGCACTGGTGCCGTCCGTCGCGGTCGTCGGGCTGGCGTAGAAATACCACTTACCCGCCGGCAGAGCATCCCCGGCAACCCGGCGCCGGATGAAATAGGCCTGCGCCGTATTGTCCCAGCGCACCTCGACATAGGTGCCGGTCGAGGGATGCGCCGCGGGGTCGGCCACCAGCCAGCCGCTGATGGCGGCGCTCGCCCCACCGACGATCTCACCCGGCCACGCCTCGCTGGTCGCGCTGGGGGCACAGACCACCTCGGTCATGTCGCCGGGGATCTGCGGGCAGTCGTAGCTGACCTCGACCGCCCAGTAACGGGCGGCGATGCCCGACGCGGTGTTTCCGGCCCGGCCGAGATTGCGGAAAGGGATCGACCAACCCAGCCCGGAGAACTGCCCCATGTAGCCGCCCGCCGTGGTGCTGTCGCCCAGGCAGCAGAGCCATTGCAGCGGGATCACGGGATGCTCGTCGGCCCGGTCGGGCGGCGAGAAATAGAGCCCGCCGATGGCCGCCGGCTCGTAGGTGCTGACCGCGCCGCGATCCGACTGCCAGATGACCATGCCGTCCTGCATGCGGGGGTTGGTGTTGGCGCCGCCGCCCTGGCTGACCTGCACGCGCTGGCCGGTGTCCTGCCGGTCCACATGGACCTGCGATCCGTCCGACCAGGGCAGGTAGCTGGGCGGCGGCGCCTCGGGCTCCGGCGCGGGCTGGCCGGCCTTGGCCAGATCCAGGACCACGCGGCGATTGCGCCCGATCAGCAGCGCCCGGTGCCCCGAGCGCGCCCAGCGGGCGGGGCTGTCGATCTGGCGCAGGTAGGAGACGGCGGGGATGGCCCGGCGGTTTGCGCCGATCACGAGCGCCTCGGCGCCGGCCCGAGCCCAGCGTGCGGGATCGTCTACCGTGCCGGACCCGTTGACCGTGCCCTGGAAAGCGCCCGAGAATTCGCCCCCGGCTTCGACGGGTAGGTCATAGATGCGGCGGCCGCCCCGGTGATGTAGGATGGGGCGCCGATCCGCGCCGGTCTCGGCATATTCGACGCCCGAGCGCGTCCAGCGGCCATCCTCCTTGACCCGCGCCTTGCGGCCAGAGACCGCAAACGCCTCCTCGGACGCATCGGCCAGCCCGCGCAGGCGCCCGGCGACATCGAGCCCGTCTTTCGCCCAGGCGGACCCAGTCCAGAAATAGAGGCCGTTGAGGAGGCCGTCGGGGTCTGCGTATACATAGGCCTTTGCCTCGGCCGCAGCCGTCGCCGGCAGATCAGCGCGCCCAGCATAGGCCGTCGCCCCGAGCGTCCGGGCCGCGCTTTCCGCCGCCGCCCGGTCCAGAGCCGCTGCCGCTCGCGCCGCCGCAGCATCGCCCGCCGCCTGGACCGCCTGCTGCCTGCCCGCCTCGGTCGCTTGCGCGTCGGCATCGGTCTGCTCCGCCGCCTCGGTCGCGATCTCGGCCGCCTCGGTCGCCTCCGCCATGCGAGCGTTGATCGTCTCGGCCGTCTCGATGGCCACGTCAACGCGGACGCGGTCCTCGGGAGCCATCGCGCCCGGCGCGCCCCGCCATGCTCCAATCGTCATCAGTATCTCCGCGCGGCGATGGTGTGGATGTGCCCCTCAAGGGTGTGCCAGCCCGAGCCGCTATTGATCTGGACCGCGCATTTGTACGGCTGGGCGACTAGCGGCAGGTCAGCGGGCACGTCGAAAGCGGCAATAGATGGGTGATTGCGGACGCCATACGGGAATAGGAACTCGCCAGAGGACGCATAGCCGGGGATCATGAGATCGGCGCCTGCGAGGTAGATCACCAGTCGCAAGGATAAGTCGTCCAGCGGCATAGGCTTCCCATCCGGCTGGTCGATGGGAAAGCCCAGCACGCCCGGCTCCCCTAGAATGTAGGTCAAGGTTGCCATGTGAACTCCACGAAAAAGCCCGCACTAAGCGGGCGAAGCTGTGTCGGGTCTGGCAGAGGATCAGGCCGTCACGACCATGGCATTGGCCGAGGGGACGACCAGCACAAGGAACGGCAGACCGCCGGTGGCAGGCTGGACGCCGACGCAAGCGCCGGACCCGGCGCCCCAGCCCGGCTGGGCCGTCACATGCGCGGCAGTGCCGCCATCCTGACCCGCGCCTGCCGTGCCGCTAGAGCCGCCGCCACCGCCGCACACGCGACGTACCGGCTCCATGAAATCAATCGGGACGCCCTGGCCTCCCTGACCGCCGACACCGGACTGTCCGGCCCCACCTGGACCGCCTGCGCCACCGCCGCCGCCGCCGGCCTTAAGAGCGTTGTCGGCATTGGCATAGCCAGCCCCGCCGGGATAGCCGTCCGAGGTGCTGGCCCCTCCGGCATAAGCGGCTGTGTTGGCTCCCATACCACCGCCGCCATTGCCGCCGGGTCGTCCCTCGTTCTGGCCTGTGGCGTTCCCGCCGCCGCCCCCGCCGCCTGGGGCGGTCAAGGCAATGGGTCCGGTCATGGTGCTATCAGTCCCGGACCCGCCCCAGCCATTGGCGAGCGTGGTGCCGGTGCCCGGCGTGCCCTGCGTGATGGTATAGGTGCCGGCCGGCAGGGTCACATTGCGCTGGATGCGCGGCAGGCCGCCAGCACCGCCCCCGGCGCGGGTGCCCGATCCTGCCGTGCGTCCGCCGGCGCCGCCAGGCGGCACCAGAGCGAGGGACGCGCCTGCGACCGGGCCAGAGGCCACGATCCGGCCGCCCAGGTTGTCCATCAGGATCTGGGTGTATTGCACCCCGCCGCGCGTAAAGGTGCTGATGACCGACCCGGCCGGCGCGGTGATCGTCGGCACCGCCGCAGTGGCGGCCCAGAGAAGCGTCGCGCCCAAGTAGATACGCGAGAGTGCAGTAGTGCCGAGGTATGCCTTGCCGACGGCTGTATTGCCCAAGCGGATCGGCATGGCTCAGCTCGTGATCAGATAGAGGGTGGTCGCGACCTTGGTCCCAAGCGCGTCATAGGCTGCCTGGGTGATGGGCACGATACGGGACACCCCGTCCGAGGTCCGCACCGTCCAGCCCTCGACGGCGGCTTGCAATTCTGTGATGTCGGCCGGTGCGTGGCTATGATCCGACGGGGGGAAAGTCGCGGGCTTGTCGTTGATGTCGGCCCAGGTAATCGAGCCGCCACCGTCTCCAGCAGCCGCAGCGGCGGCGGATGCCCGATCTGCGGCCTTCGTGATGCTGATCAAGAGTGAGATCAACGAGGCGGGCAGTCCAGCTTCTCGCAACTTCTTTTCGTCTAAGGCCATGGCCATCATTCCTTGATCGATCCGCTGATGTCGGTCGTGTAGCCGCCAGATTTCGAAAACCGGTGCGTGGCCTCCTCGATCAGCAGGGGCACCCCATCCAGACCCGCGCGAACTCCGGCAAACGAGCAAGGCGCGCCGGCGCGGATGCTCGGGTCGCCCAGCAGAGAAACGCTGAAAGCCAGCTTGCCCCGGCCCAGCGCCCCCGCTTTCGCCTTCGCGGCCTGCTGCGCCTCCTCCTCGGTCGCAAAGGGCTGCCCGATCTCGAAATCAGAAGCCCCGTCCGGGTCGCCCTCGATCTCGACCGTGCGCTTGCGGCCAGAGGTGCGGTCCATCCAGCTGGCCTTGACCGTGCGGTATCGGGACCGGGTCGAAAACTGGGCCCGGCATGATCCAGTGATCACGCGGTCCGGCGTGATGACCAGGCCCGTCAGCGCCTTCCCGGTGGCGGACAGCCCTGAGCCGCGCTTGGCAAACACCAGCCTGCCGGCCTTGATCGAAAACAGCGCGCCGTGGCGCTCGGCCAGCCGCTCAAGGAATGCCGCATTGCTTTCGGCAATCTGGCCCAGCCAGTCGTACCGAAATGCGCCCAGGGCCGCGTCCACCACCGGCTCGACACCTAGGTCGGATGCGATGGACGCTATGATGTCGGACAGGCTGGCATTATCCCAGTGCCGGCGGCGCATCTCCTTGGCCGGGCCGCCCATTTCGGCCGCCTTGCCGGTGATGGTGATGGCATAGGGCAGGCATTCGACCTCGACCTCCTCGGCGACATAGCTGCCCATCGAGACCACGCTGCCCTCATAGCCCAACGACACCTCGATACGCGCGCCGGGCTGCGGGATCTCGGCCGGCGGATCATCGTCCAGACGCAGCCGGACAGAGTCCGAGGTCACACCGTCGCGGTCCACCACCTCGCATTCCGACAGGCGGCGCAGGAAGGCATCGGTGACGGATTTGCCGTTCACCGTCACCACGCATTGCGGCTTCATCGTGTCAGTCCCAAAGGCGCACGACGGCGTCCGCTTGGGCGGCCGTGACCACCTCGGGCAGCACGATCACCACCCCGGCGGGCAGGATCGCCCCGAGCGCGGCCAGCCCCCTGTTGGCGTCATAGACCGCCTCGACATAGCCGCTCTCGTCGCCGTAATGGCGGCGGCAGATCAGGTCGACCGTCTCGCCGGCGATGCTGCTCACGGTCGTCATAGCAGCTGCAGCACGGTGCCAACCGCGGCGCTGACCAGGCTCATGTCGCCCTCGTAGCCGCGCAGGTCGATGGAATATGCGTTCTTCATGGGCCGTCCATTCGCGTCGATGTAGCCGTGATCCTCGGACACGCGCTCGACCACATAGGTGCCGAAAGCATTGAAGGGCGCGCCGCCCAGGCTGACCAGCGTCAAGGGCATCCCGCGGGTCGCAGCCAGCTTGATCCCTTCCAGCGACCAGTCGCCCCCGAATTCATCGAAAAGGACCCCGCTGATCGTCTCGGTGCGTCCCCTACCCCCGGTCCATTGCAGCCGGTCGAAACCGCCTGCCACCGGCGTCGACACCCAGCCCGTGTCCAGATCCCGGCGGCGACCGTCGAACGAAAAGCCGCGCGCCTGGAACTGGAAAAAGCCCAGGGACATGATGACGGGGCCGGCCATCAGTAGGGATCCGTGAAGGCGCCGCGCAGCTCGGCCTGCACCGTACGGCCGATCTCGCGGGAAATGTCGCGGGCGCTGGCATTGGCCCCGCCCTGCACGACGATGTTGCCGAAGGTCACGCTGATCGGGCGGCTTACGGGCTGGCGAGCGGGCCGGTCCGGCAACGCTTGCGGTCGGGTCACGCTGGAGGGTCTGAGGACCGGGGTTTTCGAGACCTGCGTGATCGTCTGCGCAGGCGCAAGACGCGCACGCCGAGCCATATCGGCGCCAGGAGCGGCAGCAGCACTTGCGCCAGCGGCTTGGCTGGCCAGCCTCGAGAGGTTCTTTACCTTGTTCGCGTGAGCGACCCAGCCTGAGCGCGAAGGATAGACCATTTCTGGGCCACGCTCGCCGACCAGCGTGGGCACGCTGGCGCTCATGCGGCCACCCACGGCGAGGCCGGGCGTGTCCATGATCCCTTGCGCCATGCTGGTCGCGGCCGAGGCGTTGGGCGACAGGACAGCGCCCCCCATTGCGCCGGTGATCTGATCGGGGATCGAGGACAGCCAGCTCTTGAACTCGTCCCATTTGGCCTTCATGCCATCCCACAGCTTCTGGATCATCTCACCCCCGATGGTCAGCAGCTTGCCCGGCAGGGCCGTGAAATACGCGATGATGTCGGTGGTGACCTGCGCCGCGCGGCCGCGCAGTTCGGCCTGTTCGCCATCGGTCAGGATCTCGCGGGTGAACATCCCGCCCGCCAGGCGCTTGACGTAATCGACCAGCCCTTTGACCTTGTCCCAGGCAAAACCGAACGCGTTGCCCAAGGCATTCAGGACCGGAGCGGCAGGCTCCATCCAGGCGCGCAGGCCTTCGATTGCGGGGCGCAAGGCGGTGCCGATGGCATCGGCAACCCCAACCACAATGGAACTGAGCCGGTCCCAGTATTTCCAGGCCGCACCCACCGCCGCCACGGCAGCAGCGATGGCGAGCCAGACCGGCGCGCTGATCGCCCCAGCCGCGCCCGCAACCGCGCCGATTGCCGTCCCCACCGCCCGAAGGCCCGTGACGGCGGCGAGCCCGCGCAGCGCAGCGCCCAGCCGAGTGATAAAGCCGATCTTCGCCCCATCCATTGCGGCAAGCGCTGCCTGCAGGCGGATGCTCTCACGGACAGCGCCACCCATGGCAATCCCGGCGCGCCCGACAGTGTTCATGCCCAGCGCCAACAGGGACAGCGCGCCGCTCTTTCCGGTCAGCCCAGCGAAACGCAGCGCCAGAAGCGCCACGCGCATACCGATCAGGGCCCCGGTCACGCTGATGATCTTGGCGGTCAGCTCTCCATTGACACGGATCCAGTCGCGGGCCGCCTCGACGAAAGGCGTGATCTTCTCCATGATCTGCGAAAGGATCGGGAACAGCGTCTCGCCCAGCGCGATGCTCAGCGCGTTCAGCCGGTTCCTGAATGTCTGGACCGTTGCGCCGAATGTCTTCATGCGGTTCTTGAACTCGGCCAGGGAACTGCCTGCATAAACCGAGCTGTCCGCGACCATTCCGATGCTCTTGTCGACCAGCCCGAGGTTGGTCAGCAGCGGGCCGAGCGCGCGGGCCTCGTCTCCGAACAGGTCGCTGGAAACAGCTGACTGCATTTCCTTGGGCAGCTGGGAAAGCCGCTTCATCACGTCGACGGTAGTTCCAACAGCATCTTCCTGCATCCGCTTGGCCACGTCGATGGCGTCAAGACCAAGCTTTTCATAGGCCGCGTCCTGCCGCTTCGTGGCGCTGGCGCCGCGGGTCAGCGCCTTCCCCATGTTCATGAAGCTGGTGGCAGCTACATCGGACTCTGCGCCGGCAGAGATCATCGCCGACGCAAAGGCTGCCGTTTGCTCCGCACTGAAGCCGAACTGCCTACCTTGGGCACCGGCGCGCCGGACAACATCGAGAATTTGCGCCGCCACGGATGCCTGATTGTTCGAAAGGTGGTTCATCGCGTCCGACAGGCTCACGACTTGGTCGATGCTCAGGTCCAGACCGGTCATCATCTTGGCCATGGCTTCGCCGGCCTCCCCCGCGCTGATGTCGAAGGCCACCCCGATCTGCGCCGCCTCGCGGGTGAACCGGGTCAGGTCTTTCCCAGCGATGCCGGACTGTCCTGCGGCCGCGGCGATTTCTGCCAGTCCCGTGACCGCGATGGGCAGCTGGGTCGACATATCCACCAGCTCCTCCTGGAACTGCTGGAAGGCCTCGGGCGTCGGGAAGTCCACGACCTTGCGGACATCGGCCATTGCCGACTCAAGATCCATGGCCGCCCGCACGGGTTGGGCGACGGCATAAGCAAAGCCGGCCATCTGGGCGGCCGCTACCGTAAGCTGACCGCCGACCCTGCTCGCCTGTTCATTGGCCGCCTTGATGCGGCCATTCAGCCGGTCCATTTGCGCCTGCACGGTGCGCGCGGGCGCCGTCACACGATCTACCAGGGACAGGATCAGCTTGGACTCTAGCACTCGCGCCATGCGGCACCTCATGGAAATGGCCGCCCAGAGGGACGGCCAGTGGTTCGTGATTTCTGCGTTTCAGGCAACCAGCGCGCGCGCTTCAGCCCAGACAATGCCGTCATAGTCGAGGCAGCTTTGCTCGCCAAAGCCGTGACCGACCACCATCTTGATCGCCATGTCCTTGGCGGTCTGGCTTGGCAAGGCCATCATCTTTTCTTCCATGGCGACCATCTTCGCGTATTCCGCCTCATCGTCTTCCAGCCCCTGCTGTGCGACGCGGCGCCACAGATCCCGCTGCCGGCTCCAGTCCCGGAACGCCGCCGCGACCGGCGTCTCCTCAGGCTGGCCCAGCGCTGCGGAATGGACAGCGCCGGCAACCAACACGGCCGGTGCCATCGTCAGAATGGCGCGGCGCTTCATGCCTCACCCCCGATCTGGCGCAGGTCGCGGGCGGCGACCTCCAGGCCGACGATGGGCAGCGGGACGCCTTGCCCCGCCACGATGCGCATGTGGTCCTCGATCAGGCGGATGGCGCGGTAGAGGCGCGCTTGGGTGGCGGGGGTCATTGGGCGCCCCCGATCAGTCGTGCAGTCGGGAAGATCAATTTCGCCAGCACGGAGAGGCCTTTGGGCGTGATCCGAACCTGCTCCGTTATCTTCTCGCTGCCATCGGCCCGCGTGATGGTCGTGCTCTTGTGCTCCATCAGTCCCTGGTTGCACTTCGGCTGGTAGCCCAGCCAGCTTGACGACCCCGGGCGTTTGTAAATCCAACCGTTGTGCGACAGCCAGTCGAACAGGTCCTTCGGCCGGATGCCCAAGTTCTTTGCGGCCTCGGTCACATTCAGGGATCCGTCTGCCTTGGTCAGCCGTTCGTGCGCCGCAACGTCCTCGGACATCGCTTCGATCTGCTGGGCTTGCGCCTGCATCGTGGCATTGGCCTCGATCAGCGCCGCCGCCATCAGCTGCGGGCCGGTCAGCATTGCCGGAATGCCCTGCCCTTCCAGTTCCAGCCAGCGGTCGATGATCCGCTTGCGCAGGACGACGTTGTAGCCCGACACGACCGTGAGAGTGGCTGACTTGTCCAGATGGTAGACCGGATACTGCTGGCCGTTCTGGCGGTTGGTCTCCATCACGCAGGTTACGCCGCCAATGGGGGTCTCCCCAAAAACCTGCACACCCTCTTTCCCGGTCCAATCGAGAGACTTGACCTCAATGCCGCGTTCGACTTGGAGGATCGCGCCGACATAAGCACGAATGTCGCGAAGAACGTGATCGTGGCGCTTCTCGCACAGGTCCGCGATTTCGCGGCTGCTCATGGTCAGCGGCTCGCCCGACAGGATTGCCGCAACAGGCAGGTTGATCGGGGCGGGGGTTTGGTCCATATTCATGGGGAAGTTCCTTTCGTGGGGGACGTTCATGGAAGGCGTCGGGCGTGTGGTAGCTCCCGGCGCCTTTCTCGTTTCAGGATGCGCTCTCAAGCTGCACCCCCTTGATCCGCATCGCGGTTTCGATGGCGGCGAGGATTTCGCTGTTCATCGGTCGATGGTTACGCGCAGCCTCTGCTTTGATCGTGTCCCGCCATCCGGTGGGGAGGCGAACAACGAACTGATCAGCAAGGCGGCTCGGGTATGTGGTCATGTTACCTCCTTGTAGCGACTCACTACCTATACATAGCGAGCCACTACTATCGACGCAAGAACTTTTTATAGCTACTCACTAGCGCCGTTCAGAAAGGGTGCATCATGAGTCGGAAAGGCTATCCCAGCGACAAGCAGGACCAGTTCATGCTTCGCCTTCCCGATGGGATGCGGGACCGGATCAAGGTTGCTGCTGAGCGTAACAATCGCTCAATGAATGCTGAGATCGTGGCGTCGTTGGAAGAGAAGTACCCGGCGCCAACCCCAGAGGAAGAACATTTTTACGAAGTAGCCAGATGGTCCGACCGGATCGCCTCCGCATCTTCCGAAGAGGAGGTCCGGTCGCTTGCGAAAGAAGCCAACGAATGGCTCAGCGGCCCTGGAGCTTCCAATTATAGAATATTTCTATTCAAGCCATCCGGGTCATCGAAATGGCTACCATCCATCGTCCCGAAGGACGCAATTCGAGAAGACGGCATGCCTCTGGCATTCAGTTACCCCACGCCTCGACCCCGTGACTGACCACTAGCCGAATCGCCCAGCCTCTGCCTACGGTTGCGCAAGCAGGGGGAAGGTATGGTTTGGATCGTCGTCGGCATCATCCTCGTCATTCTCGTTCTGCGGGCCATAGGCAAGCAGTCGAACAATTCAATTGCGGCGGCACAGCCGCCCGAGCATACTTCCCTAACCCAAACACCTGACCAAACCGCGTTCGCCGCCGAACGCATTGGGGACAAGTTCCACGCCAGAACCAGAGAGCAGGTGGAATCTATGTTTTCCGGGGCACGCGCTGAACTTCCCAACGTCAAGAGACAGGCCAAGGCAGCAGAGCGTCTTTCCAAGGCGTATGAAGCCGCAGCTAGGAAATCTCGCCCAGACAGAGAGCCAGACGTCTCTCCTTTCAAAGTTGCCCTAGCAAAGATCCAGTTCATGACGGACGAGTGCGAACGCGCCTCGGACAGCCTCTTCTTCGGGGATAATGACCGCGCCGAAACGCGATATCGCAAACTGATCGACGACCTGCACGAGGCTGGTTCTGATATCAAAGACGCGCTCCGCGAAATCGACACCATTACTCACGGTATATTGGCCGGAGACTACGACGAATTCTGGGATAAGGCATCAACACCCGCCAAGAAGCCCAGAACCTAACCTCCCTCCCCTTTCAGCAACGCCCCGATCTGGTCAAACATCAGGAAAAACAAATCTGCGTCCCAGTCCATCACGTCGTTGATGGGCTGGTGCAGATACCGGCCGCAGGCGGCGACCATCAGGGCGAAGCCGGTTCCACCGCCTGAAGCTCGGCCTTTGCCGCCATCGCCGCCGCCGCCTTTCCCATCAGCGGCAAGGTCGCCTCGACCATTCGCTCGAAGTCATCGGCGTCGAGGTCCTCCAGGACGGGCAGCGGGCGCCCGCACATGCTGGCATACATGGCCAGGGTCTTGGTCATGTCGCCCTTGACCGCGTCCATGGCGACCAGGTCGCGCGCCTTCCTGCGGCGGAACGTCAGGACCTCGATCTTTTCGCCCTTGAACTCGACCGGATAGTCCAGCCGGAAATCGACCGTATCAGCCATCATGCCAGCCCCAGTGCACGCCGGCGGCCCGGCATCTGTTCAGTGCCCATCACGCGCACCGAGAAGTCGTCGAAAGCGAAGACCTCCTGCTCGGCCCCGTTCGTTTCCACGAACAGGGTGCCGCTGTGCACGGTGATTTCGTATTCGGCCTCGGCCCGGCTGCCCGGCTCCCAGCTGCCCGGATCCATCTTCAGCACGTCGCCGAAAAATTCGAACCGGGCGGCATGCTCGGTGCCGTCCTCGGACTGCAGGTAACCGCGGGCGATGAACTTGTCGTTCTGCCCGACACCCAGCAGCGCGATCATGGCAGGGTCGAACGCCGTCTCCTTGAAGCTGGCACGGGTCGCCTCGTAGCCCATGAATACCTCACGGGGCTTGAGCATCCCCGCGTTGCGCATTTCCTCGGTCGTTTTTTCGAGGACAGGGATCGTGATTTCGTTCGCTTGGCCGATCCGGTTCCGATCATTCGCGACGATGGTGGCATCCTTCAGGATGTAGGCTGGCAGCATGGCCATGGTTGACCCTCCTTACAGGTCGGCGTCGGTTTCGAACCGACCGGTCACGGAATTGAACAGCGCGGTATAGGCCACGTTGATCTGGCGATGCGCCTGGATGCGCAGGTCGTAGATCGGCGCGGGCACCTCGAACGCCATGGCGAACTTGACGATGCCCTGCACGCCGGTCTCAGGCAGGTTGTCGGTGGACAGTCCGAACTGCGAACCGGGCAGCAGGACGCCTTCCACCTCGAGCTGCTTCAGCAGGCCACGGCCGGTCATCGACATCAGGTCGAGGTTGTCCTTGGTCATCGGCCGCCCGAGGTAGGCGATGAAAGCATCCTCAAGCGATTCATGCACCATGTCCGTGACACGGACCACGTTGACGAATTCCCAGATCGTGCCGACCGCCGCGGTCATCGGGCCCCAGGTGCGGAAACCGTCGCCGCGGTTGATGATCGTGTTGACCCCGGCTTCGTTCAGTTCGCTGGCCTCGCTGCCGTATTCGACCGGCAGGGAGACGCCAGTGACCCCCTCCAGCAGCACGTTGGTATGCGGCCAGGCCGGGCTGCGGTTGGTGTCCAGCATGGACTGCACGGCGGCAAAGGCCGTGCTAGACGGATGGGCCACCGTCACACCATCGTCGGATTTCAGGATCGGCCCGTCCGAGATGCAGACGCGTTTCTGGGCGCCGATCAGCGGGACAGCCAGCTTGGCAGCCGCAATGGTGGTGCCCGGGCCATCGACGTAGAGCTGCGCGCGCAGGTCGTTTGCGACGACAATGGCCTCCGCGATCACAGCGTTCGCCGGCGTGACCGAAGCGGCCTTGAAGCCGGGCAAAACCAGCAGCTTCGGGCGCGGCAGGCCCAGTGTCGCCGCAGATTTGAAGGCGTGCACCCCGGTCTTGGTCACGGCACTGCCGACGGCATTGGTGGTGCGCGCCGGCTCGCCGGATCCGGCGTCGACCAAGACCAGGATGATCGTGCTCGCGCCGTTGTCCAGCGCCGTGTCGATCTCGCTTTGCACCGATGCGGGCAGCGAGGCCGCGTCGGCTGCCTTGCGGATCGCGACCGGGGTGTTGAATGCCATGCCGGTGGGCAGGCTGGCGGTTGGGATGGACATGAGCATGCCCAGCACGCTGGTGGACTTTGGACGCGCGACGACCAACTCGTCCGCGCTCTGCGTCACGCGGACGCCGTGGTAACGCTCGACCGGCATATGAGCCTCCTTTTATGAGCGGATTGGCCGCCGTCAGGCGGTGTTAGTCGTTCTAAGCGACCGACTTATTTGAAGATGATGCCAGCCGCCGTTATAGCATTCGGCGGTACGCTGGTGCCGCCGGTGGCGCCGACTGCGTTGATGGTGGCGCCCTGCGCGACCGAGATGTCCATCGACCCATCCGAGGCCGTCACCTGCCGGCATAGCGCGTTCAGCGCGTTGATCGTCGCCCCACTCTGCGCACGGATGCCGCCAGTTACGCACGTTTGGCAGTTCGCTTCGGCGGCGTGAACAGTTGCCCCGTTATTTGCCTGGATCCCGATATCGCAGCCGGACAGCACGGCGGCCTGGAACGCCCCGCGCGTGCCCCCTTGCATGGCAGCACCGACGCCAAGCGCATTGCGGAAATCCGCGCCGTTGGCGGCGACCACGGCGCTCGTTTGCGCCAGCACGCCATGCCCCCCCGCGGATTTGATGCCCTTGCCCGTCGAAACGGTGACGCCGCCGCCATCGTAGACGTAAATCCCATGCCGCCCTGCTGCGGTTCCAGCCGACGTCATGGTGAATAGCGCGTCGATAATGGGAAGGTATCCACCACCTCCTGCAGCGAACGCGGGATAGTTGCCGGTGTTGATCTGTGTCGTCAGATACGACCTGTCGATCTGCACTTCCGTGTCGACGGACGTGATCCGTATCCAGCCCAGGTTGACGCCGCGGACGACGACCTGTTCGCGCATGATAAAGCCAGACCGCAGCCGTACCTCGGCCGTAAAGCCGCCGTTGACATAGGCCGGCCGGCGCTCGGACAGCGCGGCCAAAGCGGCATTGATCGTCGCATAATCCCCGCCCGCGCCAACCGTGACGACTGCAGCGGCCTTGAGGGCGAGGAGGTCCAGACGGTCGCGCAGATAGCGGGTGCGATTGGCGAGCTGGCGCGCCGGCGTGTTACTGACCCCATTAGGGCCGCCTCGCACCGGATCGGTGACCGCAAGCTCATAGATGCCGGCCTCCCAGGTCGAGGCCTCGATCAGGTCTGCCATCAGGTCGCTCCGTAGGTATAGGTGCCGTCGTAAATGATCGTCGCGTCATGCGCGTAGGCGACCTCGGTGAAATCCAGCAGCTTGAGGTGGCAGCGTGCCGGCGCCACATCCATCAGCAGGCGGCGCAGCAGCGCGCCCTGGCGTCGCGGGATGGGCTGGCTCAGGATGACCCGATACTCTGCCCAATGGTCACCTTCAGCGTAGCTATGTGAGCCGTCATGGGCAAAAGACCCGTCGTGGGTCTGCCAGCCGAAGCGCTCGATGATCTGTGCATCTCCAAACCCGGCAGCCGTCAATGCTCGGCGGATGGACCAGATCGTGCCCTTGTGGCGATGCACTTCGATGGACGCGGCAATCACCTCGCGCTTGCGGTCATCGGGCCAGTCGTCATCCCATTCATCGACCGACCGCGACCACGCGAGCCACGGCAACAGCGCAGCCGGGCAGCGCCAGGGATCTCGCAACCCCTCATAAATGGGCAGCAGGATCGCTGCCACGCCGGCGGCTTCCAGCGCCCGCTCGGCGGCGGTGGCGTTGTAGGGCAGCAAGCTCGGCATGGATCAGCCCACAGCCACGGCGATGTCGACGGTCCCGGCCCAAGGCGCCTGTGTCGCGCTGGCGGCAACATCGGTCAGAGGCTGCAGCAATTCGACGCGCTCGACACCCGGGCGGTGCAGCGCGGCAAACAGCGCGCTGCGATAGATGGTCGCGCCGACGCGCCGCTGCCCTTCGATGTATTCCGCCAAGGCCAGTTCGGCCTCGGCCAAGGCCGCCTCATACCCGGGCCCCGCCGGGAAATGCAGAATGGCGCTGACGTCGTAGCTCGCGATTTGGGCTGGCAGAACGACAACCTGATCGCAGAGCGGCCGAACTTCCTCGGCATTCAGGGCTGCGGCGACTGCTGCGATAACCTCCGCAGAAGGCGTCCCGGTGCGCGCCAGGACCACAACCTGCACCTGCCCCGGAACGGGCGAGGTGATGCCGACGTGCAGCACCCGGGCATCCGCCGACATGGCGTGAAATTCATAGGCGCCCCGCGGGCCGGCAGTAGAAAAGGCCTCCAGTGCCAACTGGGCGCGGTCACGCAGTTCGGCATCGGTTTCCAAGACCGCTTCGACCGGCGGCACCGCATCGGGATCGGCCGGCACGATGACCAAGCGCTGCACGCCGTATTCCGCAACCAGATTGTCCAGGTCGGACCCGGTCGCCGTCGCCAGATAGGCCGCGCGCGCCACATCGTTATAGCGCGCCTCGTGCACCAAAGCGCGATAGGCGATGGCCTGCAGCACTGCATGGATCGGGTCGCCTTCGACCGCGAGGGCATCGGCCAGTCCCGGCGCCAGCGCGACCAAGTCTGCCTTCATTGCCGACAGGATGGTCTCGAAATCCAGCGGCCCGATGATGGATGGCAGCGGCAGTTGGCCCAGATCGACGGCAGTATACCGGCTCATAGCACGACCTTCCCGCTCACCTGGTCACCCTGCCACACACCATAGACCGTCAGGGTAATCCGGCCCTGCGCCGTGGCCTCCCCCATCTCGACGCCGGTCAGTGAAAAGCGGGGCTCCCATTGCGCGATGGCCAGTGCGCAGGCGGCATAGACCGCCAGCACGATCTGCGGCGTCATCGGCCGTCCGATCAGGTCGGACAATTCCGAGCCAAATTCGCGGCGCATGACCCGGGACCGCAGTGGCGTCGTCAGGATCATGCCGATCGACTGCAGCACGTGCTCCCACTCGCTGATCGGCATGAACGTCTCGCGGTCCAGCACTGGATCAATCCTTGGCGGCCGCGCCTTTGACCGGCGTGGGCGCAAGGCGATCAGGCACAAAAAGGCGCGCCTGCTCTTCGGTCAGGTCGACCGTTTCGCCCTTCTTGCGGTAGACGCCATAGAGGTAGCCTTCCTCGAGGATCGTGTAATTCAGGGTTTTCGTCGCCATTTCCAGCCTCTCAGTTCGGGGGATTGGTGTTGCTGCTGCCGCGATCCACGCCGCCGTGGGTGTGCGTCTTGCCGATGCTCGTCCCGTCATGAGTGACGGACGGGCCGCTGAACGCAATGCCGTCTGCGGTGATGGTCAACGAAGAGCCTCCCACCGACAGGACGATGCGATCCTCTGCAAACAGCAGCGATGCGGCGCCACGCGCCAGGTAAAGCTCACCGTTCCGGTCATGGGGCCGGTCGCCGGCAAAGCCCGACGCCTCGATGGCGGCATCGGTCAGGTCTCCGCTCTCCGAGCGGACCATGACCATCTGGCCGACGGTTGGCTCGGCCTGCATCTTCAGGTCGCCGGTCGACAGGCTGCGGGCCGGGATCCAGCCGGTCAGGAAGCCATCCCCCAGATCGACCCGATACAAGCCTTGGGCCGGATCGGCCTCGACCACCCGGCCTTCCATCCCCTGCCCGCGCGACCGGCGCTCCAGCTCGGCGATGCGCCTCGTCAGGTCCGCCAGGATGCGCGGAAGGTCAGCCAAGATCAGTCCCCAGGATCGTGCCGTTCGGCACAAAGCCGGCGGCTCTCGCCTCGCCCGCTGTCATTCCACGGCCGGCGACGACGGTCTGCCAGTCAGGGATGGCCGTCCCCAGCATAGCCAGCACCATCGGCTCAATCGGGTCCCCGCCCACGGCGGCCCGAAAGCGCGCCCAGATGGACCCGGCGGCAAGGGCCTGGCCCAGCACCGGATCCGGCTTCGCTTCGACTGTGATCCGCGTCTGGCGGGCGGCGATCCGCATGCCTTCGTCTGCCGAAGCCCGCCGCCGCCGCTCGATCTTCAGGACCTTGTCGATCAGACCGCGCCACAGCTCTGCCCAGCCATCGGCCCCGGACAGCACGGCCATGACCTGGCGGTCCATCAGATCCAGCGCGGCCTCGAAATTCGCATCCGTGGCTGGAATATTGACGCCAGCGATGACCGCCTCGCCCGTCTCCGGGTCGATTTCGGTCATTGGCGAGGCGACACCGTATTCGATTACGAAATCCAGATGCCCGTTCTGGCGTAGACTGCGCATATCCGCCTCGGTTGCGCTCGACTCGTCGGTGTAGACCAGCACGAATGGCCGGTCTCGGTCAGTCTGGATCAGCCCGTCCACGGACAGGTCGAGCGCGCCGAAATCGCTGTCAGCGACGTTGGCGCCCACGATGGTCTGCCCGGTTAAGGCGCGCACGGCGCAATGGCGCAGGGCAAGACGGCAAAGGCTCATCTAGGCCTCCCCAAGATCTGCGACGATCCGGCCGTGCATGCGCTCGGTCACGGACAGAACCTCGAACCAGGGCGCGTCTGGCCGATCCGTCGCCCGGACCTTGTCCCCCTTGCGAATATCGACCGGGACGACAAAGCCGGACACGACCATCAGGCGGTCCAAGTGCAGTTCCGCCTTGCCAAAAGCGATGCGCTGCGACCACGTCGATCCCGGCTCGCCGCTGGCGTTCAGGTCCTTGTTGCGCCCCACGCGAAGGACGCCCCGGATGTCGCGTTGCGCGCGGGTCGTGTCGGCGCGACCGGCCGTCAGCGGGTAGTGCCGCAGCGTTTCGGCCATGACGGCATCGACGGCGCGGATCGCTTGCGCCTGGATTTCCTGAAACGTCGCCATCCGGCACCTCGTGTCTGGTCCGGCCAGTCGCCCGGCCGGGCCGTATCAGCTCTTGCCCTTGGCTTTCGGTTCGGGCGGTTCCTCGGGGCGAACGGTGGCGCCGGCCTCGTCGGCAGCCGCCGCCACGATGCCGGGCAGTTCGCCCGCCCAGCCGCTAGGGATCACGATCACTCGACCGTCCTCATCGATGTAACGATGGGATATGATGAAACGACGGAATGCCATGGCCGTAACCTCACATCGTCAGGCGGGTGATGATCTGCGGCCGCGTGCAGATCGGCAGGATGTTCGACTCCGTGTGGATTTCCTTGCCCTTGCCGTGCGGCAGGTCATTGGTCGACACGAAGATCTTGTTTTCAGGCCGGGGCGCGCGGTTCGCCAGGTCGATGCTGTCCGGCGGCGCGATGTAGCGGCGGAAATAGTCCGTGCCCATCGGCACGGCCAAGGCCTCGTTGGCGGGCACGGCGGCCAGCATCTCGAAGGTACCGTCCGGGCGGCGATGGGCAAATTCCTCGTCGACACGCTCGATGGTGACGCCGGCGAACCGGAATTCGTCAACCACATCATCACGGTTCGGGTTCGGCTGACCGGGCACCATGTAGTACTTCAGGGCCTCGGTAACCGAGCCATGGCTGACGAACGCGTCGAACCAGGTCGAACCGGCAAAAATGCGGATGCCGCTGGTCGAGGATCCTCGCAGTTCCTTGCCAGTGCGCGCCTTGACGCTGCGCAGCAGGGCCGGGACGTTCGTGCCGGCCGTGCCGAGCGAGAACGCCTGCGACGGCTGCGCGATGCCGAACTCGGTATAGAGGTTCGCCAGCACGACGCCCTCGGCATCGACGATCAGGCCTTTCAGCGCGCCCCAGTCCAGGTGATGCCAGGTCCGCTCGTGCTTCATCCGCATGGCGGCCTGCTTTTGGGTCACCACCTCGCCCAGCATCGTGAAGGCATAGGTTTCGCCCCATTGCAGGATGTTCTGCAGATCGGCAGGGCTGATCGCGTCATCCAGCGGGAAATGCGGGATATCGAGGTTCAGGACGCCCCGATCCTTGCGCATGTTCACGTTCGACTCGCCGCCGCGCTCGCGCGAGGGGATGATGGCGATCTCGTCCTCGGTGATCCCCAGGCGCACGAACGTCGTGGGAATCGTTACATCCCGGAAGATCCCCAACTGGGCCGGGCGGCCGGTATCATAGGCCGCGACGTTGATCGCCTCGGTCAGACGGTCATCCGAGAATTCGGGGGCCGTCAGATAGTCCATAACGGTCGCCATGGATCACACTCCGTTCCGGGCAACGATGCCCTGGGTTTTCAGGGCGGCCACCCCGGCCGCGATGTTGGCGGCGGTGGCACCTGCCGGCCAGACCAGCGCCTGCAGCGCGACCTGCGCACGGCGCGAGAGCACCACGACCCGCGAGGTGGTGGCGCGGATCGGCACCGGCTCCAGCAGCACGGCGACGGCATTGCCGGCGGCCGCAGCGGTGATGGGCGCGTATACGCCCGCGCCGTCCCGCGCGAGGACGGTCCCGACCGGAAGCGGGGCGTCCGTCGCGGCGAGCGTCACGTCGTCCCGGGAATAGCGGCCCTTGCCCTCTTCCTTGACGACATCGGTATCGACCTTGTAGCCGATGTTGGTGATAGCCATCTCGGGCCTCCTTTACAGGCCGGCGCGCTTGCGCGCGGCAGCGACGATATCGACACGCATCTGGGGCTGCCCCCCCGGGGCCCCGCCGCCCAGGCCCGCCGTCGCCAACTTCGCAGCGTCGGGCTGAGGCTTTTCGGTCGCGGACGCGGCGGACAGGGTGGCCTTGACCGCGTCGACAGACATTTCGGTGCTGGCATAGAGGTGTTCGGCAAGCGCCTCGCGGCCTTTCGCCTCATCCAGGGCCATGATCGCCGCGCGGCGCTCACGGTCGGCCTTGACGGCGTCGGCCTGGGCCTTTGCCACGTCAGGCTGATCGGCGGGCTTTGCGTCCGCCGGGGTCTTGTCGGTCATTTTCGTCTCCTTCTGACCGGGGGCGGCGGACCTTGCCGCCTGTGGATTGGCCTTGAGCCAATTCTTCGCCTGCGCGCGCAATTTCCGGGGCGCATGGGCGTATTGCTGGTAGTCGAACATGGCCACGGCAGCGGCCGGCCTCTCGATCTTGGCGTCGGCAAAGCCCTCGGCAATCGCCTCATCGGCGGCATACCATCGCTCGGCCTTCATGACTTCACGCGCTTCGTCGGTCGTTTTGCCGGATTTGGCGGCGTAGACGCGGGCATAGGCCGTTGCCAAGGCTTCCAGCGCCTCGATTTGCTTGGCGTGATCGGCGCTGGTCCCCATCGTGAAGCCGGCGGGATCGTGGATCATCATCACGGCACCGTCGGCCATGCTGACCGTCTCGCCCGCCATGGCGATCAGTGACGCGGCCGAGGCGGCGATGCCTTCGACAACGACGTCCGTGCGCCCGGTGCGAGCCGCCAGCAGCGCGTTGATGGCAGCACCCTCGGTCGCGCCCCCTCCGCCCGAGTTGATATGCACGGTCAGGTCAGACGCATCGTCGACAGCCGCCAGCGCGAGCAGAACGTCCTCATAGGTGAAGGCGTCGCCCCACCAGTCATCGCCGACCGTGCCCGAAAGCGTCAGCTTCGAGCCATCCAGAATGCAAGCCATCGCTTTTCCTCTTGTCAGTAGGGCCGGACGCGCACGCCCATGGCGAACCGCCGGCGCGGCGCCGGTGCCAGCCCCTGTTCGCCGCGGCAAAGGGCATCGGCAGCTGCAATCTCACGCTCAAGCGCGCCCAGGTCGGCCCGGGTATAGCGCACCCGGTCCTCGCCAAAGGCCACCTCGCTGACCGCCTTGCCGGTGATCAGCTCATCGCGAACCTGTTGCAGGCGCGCCAAGCGCTCGCAGGCGGTTTCAATCGGCATTGGCGGGGTCCCTTGTTCCTTCGGTCGCGGCGCCCTGCGGTCCCGCGCCGCCGCCGGTGCTACGCCCGAACGGCGACCTGACCCCGATCTCCTCGAAGCGGTCCTGTTCGCGACCGATCTGGTCCAGACCTTCTTCCCAGTCCAGGCCGCGTTCGGCCCAGACCTCTTGCAGGGTCATGGTCCCGCTCTCGAGTCGCACCTTCTCGGCCAGCGCGTCCTTGTAGGGGTCGGCACTGGGCCGCGCCGGGCCGCGCCATTCCGCGTCTACGACAAGATCCCGGTTGGCGGCGAAGGCCCGATACCCGCCCTTGAACGGAATGCGGCCCTCGGCAATGGCCTCATCAAGCCACGCCTCGTAAATGCCTTGCGCCACTGGCGCCACGATCCGCTCCCGGCGGCGCACGACCGTCGGCCAGACCGACGCAACCGCCATGCGGCTCGAACTGTAGCTTGCCGAGGAATGGTCCATCGTCAGGCTTTCGACCGTCACGCCCAGGCACCGAGCCACCTCCCGCAGCAAGTTGCGCTGGAAAGCCTCGTAATGCGCGCCGCCGGCCTGCGCGGTGTGCAGTTCCAGTTTCTCGCCCGGGCCCAGGTGGTTCACCTGGCTGGCATCGCCGCCGATCGACAACCGCTTCGACTTCAAACTTTCGATGCGCTGCTGCCACACTGCCAGCAGATCGGCGGCCAAATCCTGCGCCCCCTCGAACCCCTCGTCGCCTTCCATCTCGGCCACCGCTTGCAGCGCCTGAAATGCCGTATCCGACGGCTCCGGGCTGGTGATGGTGGCCGCGAACGCCGTTTGCAGCAGCGCGGTGGTCAGCGTGGCGTCTGCCAACTGGTCGGATTGCGCGATGACCTTGAAGGCCGGCGTCATCGGCGAGATGCCGCGCGGGCTGTTCGGCGTCGTACCGCGGTCCATGGTGTGGATGATCCGCTGGATCGCGCCGGCCATCACCGGCAAATCCAGATCCTGTTCCAGCCCACCCTCGACCACGCGGAAGCGGTAATGCGTCGGGCGGCCGTTCTCGTCGTGATAGATGCCCTGGTCCCAGCCCTCGACCAGCGAAGTATAGCGCGACAGCCGGTGCGGGCTGACCAGCCGCGCCTTGACCCCCGACCTGACCCCATAGCGCTGGCGCACTGCCGGCGTCATGTAGTCCAGCACCGCCAGCGCCTCGCCGCCGGCCAGATAGTAGCGCGCCGCGCCGTCCAGCATCTCCTGCACGGTGGCGCGGCCTTCGATGTCGCATTCGCGGGGCGTCCACGACCACCGGCGCCAGTCGTTTTCAACCAGGCGGCACCACGCAGCCCGTTCGGCATCGCTGTAGCCCAGCCGAGAGAGGTCGGGCCGGGCGTTCAGCTTCAGCTCGGTGCCGATCATGTCCGAGATGATCTGGTCCGCAGCACCCGAAATCCATCCGCTGTTCTGCATGAAGTCAAAGGCCAGGGCGAACGCCCGGTCAGCGGCGGCCAGCACATCATGCTTGATGTCGCGCGTGACCGCCCGGCGCATGTGGATGATGCCCGCGCGGTCATGGCCCATGTATTCCATGCGCGCCGGGGGCGCGGTCTTTCGATTGCGCTGCGTCGCCGGGGCTTTGGCCTTCGTCGTCACGAGTATGCCCCCCATTGTTTTCTGCGCCTTGGCCGTGAAAGCGGCGCCGGCGGTTCGGTTTCGGTTTCGGTCACGGGCGCTTCGGCGACCGCGCCATCAGCCTCGGTCACCGGCACGCCGGAATAGCTGCTGCGCATCAGGCGGGTCGGCAGCGACAGCATCGCGGCCTCGGCCAGGATGAAACAGTCCAGCGCTTCGTTGCGCTTCTGACCCGGCTTGGGCTTCCACTTCCGCTGGAGCCGCCCTTCCCTGGTCAGTTCGGTGACCACCATCTCCGAGGTCAGCTGGTCGAAGTAGTCGCTTGACAGCCCGGTGGTCGGGAAATGGACGGCCTTCGGCATTGGTTCATCGCCAGGCACGATCCGCAGTCGTGCCTGCAACCCGTCCTTGGCTGTATCGACCCCGACCGCCCAGAGCCTGTCGCCGGCATTCTTGGTTTTCAGGAGGGACTTCCCCCAGATCGGCCGCGATCCGCGGTGGTCGTTGCCGATCCCCTTGGTCGCATAGATGCGCCGGCTCTCGCGCGCCCGGGCGAAGGACAGGACCATCGCCCCATGATGGCCCCCGCTGTCGACGCATGCAGCCCTGACGCGCAGCCGCCGACCATCCTCGGTGCGGCAGATCGCATCCTTCAGGGCGGCGTCCAGTTCTGCCCAGACCTCCAGATGGCCCGGATCGCCATTCAGCACCTCGTGCCGGATCAGCCAAGCTTCCTCGCCGTCGCCCCAGCCAATGAGTGAATATTCGAGCCGGTCGTCCTGGGTGTCGACCCCGGCCGTGACCAGGCGCACTCCCTCAGGCAAGGAATGCTCGTCATAGGGTTCGGCGCGCTGCGCCAGCTCGCCCGCAGACGAGGCCTCGCCCCGTTCTTCCCAAGGCTCGCCCTTGACGGTGTTGACCCAGGTCTTGAGCTTCGGCGCCCAGTCCTTCGATTGCAGGAAATCCCGGACAATCTCCTCAAGCGTCAGCCACGGCGAAAGAAACCCGGTCAGGTCGAAGCTGGCCGTGCCCGTGAATGGCGCCGTTGCTTCCCAACGCCCCCGGCCGATGGCCTGCCAGCGCTTGGCATCGTTCCACAGGCACCCGCAGTCACGGCACAGATAGGCAGCAGTTTCTGGCCGATGCCCGTCAGCCGTCTTGTCCCAGACGATGTTTTCCCAGACCAGCGGCTGTTCCAGGCCGCAATCGGGGCACGGAACCAGGAAGCGGCGCTTATCGCCCGCCTGATACTCCCGCTCGATGACCGAGGTCGCCTTGTCGACAGGGGTCGAGCAGACATAGGTCTTGGCATTCCAGAACGTCGCTTGCCGGCGCATGGCCAGCGTCAGCGGATCACCTTCTGTCCCAGCGCTGGCCGGATAGCGGTCCACCTCGTCCGCCAGAACCAGCCGGATCGGCCGCGAGGCAAGGCTGGACGGTGCATTCGCGCCGACGATGGTGATATAGCCCCCCGGAAACCCCTTCTCTAGGATCGTATTGTCGCTGTTGCGCGACTTGGCATCCGCGATCTTGCCCCGCAGGACCGGCGTATCGCGCAGCATCGGGGCCAGGCGCTTCTTCGACCAGGTTTCGCCCATCTGAACGGTGGGCTGGATCACCATCATCGTCGATGGATCGCGGTCCATGAAATAGCCGATGATGTTGTTCATCATCTCGGTCGCGCCCACCTGCGCAGCCTTGCGCACCACGACCTTGCGCACCAAGGGGTCGGTCATCGCCTCCATGATGCCGCGCTGGAATTCGGCACGGCTGGTTCGCCATTTGCCCGGTTCGGCCGAGGCCTCTGAACTCAGGACGCGGTTTGCGTCAGCCCATTCAGCAATCGTCTGCCGCGGAGGCGGCCTCATCAGGGTCGAGATCTTCTCCCGGATCGCCCGCTGGATCATCGCCACCTGGGCTTCGGGCGAACTCAAGCACTCCATCGCTGATTTCCTCGAGCGCCTCGTAGATCGCCTCGTCCACGATCAGCTTCATCTCGGCCGCGTTCTCCGCGATCGACAGACGCGGTGCCACAGATGCACCGACGCCGATCAGGCGCGCCCGGCAGGCTGCCAGGGCGTTACCGAACTCGGACGCGATCAGATCCACCTCAGCCACGGCGCCGCGCTTCTCGGCCACCTCGATCTCGGCCAGCGTCGCCTCGGCGACGATCTTGCGGCGCTTCCCTTCCTCGATATCCTCAGTCAGGTTCTGGTCGGCTAGCACCTGCGACAGGGCACGGTCCTGGCGCCAGCGGATCACCTCGGCCGGCAGATACGCCCGCGCCCCGCTGTCGGTGCGACGGGTTGGGCATCCCTGGCTGACCCAATTTCGGATCGCCTCGGTCGAAACCCCAATGATTTCAGACATTTCTCGCTGGTTGACCAGCTTGCCGGACAGCTTGGTAGCCAAACCAAAACCCCGCGCTCAAAATTCACAAACTAGCCATATTTCGGGCTGGCCCGCCACCGACCCTGTCTGGCGCTAGGGAACGGTCCCTGAATGGGGGGGTCAGCCCTGAACTGTTGCGGATTTGTCACACCTAGCCAACCCTGTGGATAACTTGACCCCACCTCAGGCCCCCGCCGTCAGCTCACCACCCCGCGCGTGATCTGCGCGATCTCGTGCGCGATGCGATCAGGCAGCTGATCCGCCATCCGGTTGAAGGCGGCCTCGCTCTCGCCCTTGACCATCTCTGCGGGCACGCTCGGCCCGAACTGCTTTTCGATCGGCAACGAGCTGCTGGTGACGCGCTGGAACACATGGCCCTGCGCGACGTCCTTGCCGCTGTTCCACCGCCCCGCATGGATGAACATGCCGCTGAACCTGGTCGACTTGCCCCATGGCCGCGCGCGCACCCCGAACGAGAACTGCACGGCCGAGAATTCGCGCAAGGGCACCTCTGCCCCCGTGCTGTAGATCTGGAAGTCCTGGCGCGTCAGGTTCGCACGCACCGGCCGCACGCCACCGTAGGTCAGCACCTGCCGGCGCTTGAGCCCCATCTGCTTGGTCAATGCACGGATGACCTGTGTATAGGCCTTGTCGCCCACCTTGTTCAGGGCGCGCCGGTACACCTTCTGGTGCATCGTCTCGTTGCTGCCCAGCTGCTCGATGCCGTTCGAGAAGCGAAGATGCCCCTCGCCATGGGCGCGCAGCGAATAGGAAATGACCGGCATGAAACCCCTGCCCCAGACGCGCTTAGCCCAGCCTGGGGTAGAAACACAAAAACCCGCCTGATCTCTCGGGCGAGCCTTTTGCGTAACTCGGCAGCCACGCAGTGTAATTACGGTATCGGATCATATACGCGCTGTCAAACGTGAAATTTGGCTCGCCCCTTTTCTCTGATGAACGGAGGCGTATTGTCGCGCTTCACAACCAGAGATCATTCCTAGAAGGCGGAAAAGTACAGGTTTCACGGATCAAAAATGCAACCTATGAACAGTTGCGCCCCGATTTGATCTCCCTGGGTTCAGATCGAGGTGTGGCCTCCGGTGGCGACGGTACACGCCCCGGGGGCCATTTCGTCATCAGTCTTTCGCTGCCCGGATCACGCCGCCCTGTGCAGCGAGCCTGTCAGGGAGCACATACAGCCTGCAAACACGACGGAACGTAGCTTCGACCCTACAGCCGGCTTTCGAGCCGTCTATCAACAGGGCCACGCACGTCCTCTGCGCTCATCCCTGCATCATTGAGCGTTCCTGCACGAGAAACTGCAGCACAAAGCGCGTCCCCGGATGAGCGTCCTGCCACTCGGGCTGCCCGCCAAGTTGGCTGCTAAGGCCGGCAATGAGTTTCATGCCGAGGCTCTTGACGTTGTCTGCATCGAAGTCCGGCGGCAAACCTTGCCCCCCGTCGCTAACCGTCAACTGCAGGTGCCCTGGCTCTGTTGGCTGAATGGTAAGGCGCACCTCACCTTCGCCTGTCGCATAAGCGTACTTGAACGCATTCGTCAGTAACTCGTTGACGAGCAAGGCCAAGGGCACGGCTTGGTCCGTGGCCAGGAGAACCGACGCGATGTCGGTGCGGAGCGTGTGGCCCGGAGCCGCTGTCGCACGGATCTCGTCGCACAACTCGCCCATGAATTCAGCCAGGTTGATCGTATGCACCTCGTCCGCGCGCCACAGCCGGTCATGAACTTGAGCAATCGTCGACACCCTTGCGCGGGCTTCATCAAGCGCGCGCTGCAGGGTTGGCTCAGAAACCGTGCGCCTTTGCATGCTCAAGAGGCTCGCGACCATGGTCAGGCTATTCTTGACCCGGTGGCTGATCTCGCGTGTCAGAACCTCCTGGTGTGCTATGGCCTCCTGCAACCGCGCCTCACTGCTGCGCAAGGCTTCCTCGCCCTGCTGTCGCTCTAGCGCCACGCCAAGCAGGTTGGCAAAGCCCTGCATGAAGGCCAGATCGGCATCGGTGAACCGACCAGAGGTCGGGCTGTCCACCTCAAGAACGCCGTAGGACCCGCCGTCTCCCCGAATAAGCACGTTGATTGCCCGCGTGATCCCATGCTCCACAAGGAGCGCCGGGGTACGAAAGCGGGTTTCCTCGGCCAAGTGGTTGGAGATGACAGGCTCGCCCGTCTGGAAGGCATAGCCCGCGGGACTTTCCTTGTCGGCTCCGGTCCGGGCATGGCCGACCACGCCGGGGTTCCAGCCGACGCCGGCTTGCACGATGAACTGCCCTTCATTGGGTAAGTACTTCAGTACCTTGCAGAAGTCGCTCCGCAGGCCAAGCGCGCAAATCCGCGTGGCTTCCTGCAGCAGCGAAGACGTGTCATGGGACCGTAGCGCGCACCGCCCAAACTCCGCAGTAAGTTCTTGCTGTCGAAGGCGGTAGGCCAATTCCTCGGAGACATCGCCACCCTCTTCTGGAGCCAAAGGTGGGGCGGACGCTTGATCGTTGCGCATCATGTGAGGTCTCGGTACGAAGCTGACCATAAACGATTGGTTCTTTGCCATCCTCGTGCACGGGCCTTATGAAACCGCGCACCAGCCATGACAACGACCCTGGCCTTCAGCTGTCGGCTCTTTGTCAGATGTTACCGAGCCGCGCAAGGTCTGTCATTCCTGTTGGCTAGCGGCTGCAAAATCTCACCGTGCGACTGCTTTGCGACGGTCTTGCCATAGTTGGTGACATATAGCGCCAGGCGATCGCTTACAGTTAATCCATGTGCTCCAATCTGATGCCCACCGAGTCTTCACTTTCTTGGCGCCGTCCAGTTTCCCTCCGCCTCAGCCAACCCCCTCAGCGCGTTCAGCGCCAGCATCCCCGCCTCGGTCGCAGCGCCCGACCACAGTACCGGCCCGTCCTGACGCCGGGCGCTGTGCAAGACCACCCTATGCTGGGCAGGCAGGTGGCCGAGAAAGCCTTGCCAGCGCATCCAGCCCGTCACGGCATCCTGGTCGCGCTCGTCCTGGCTGCGGACATCCACGGTCAGGCTGGGATCGGTTTCCATCGGCTCGGGAACCATCGTCAGCGCCGCACTGGCGGGCTGCTCTCGCTGGCCGACATAGCGGGCACGGTAGACCGCTTCGGCCCGGCACCAGCGGCTGAACACGTCCCACAGGGGAGCGATGTCCGCGGGCTTGCAGGCGGCTTCCAGAACAAAGCCCAGATCGCAGCAGAGGTGGACGCCAGCCATGCGGCTACGGTTCTCGTCTGTCTGGTCGATCCCAAAGCGCCGGCAGCGCGCATTCAGGAACGCGGCGCGCGGGTCCTCCTCGACCTTGGTGAAGCGACCGTTCTGCCTGGCCTGCTTTTCGCGGCGGGCAACCGAGGGAACGGCGCAAAGCTCGTCCAGGCTGGCCCGCTTCTTGCGCCTCAGTCGTTCTGCTTTACTCGCCATCCCGTGTCTCCTCGTCCTGCTGTTCGTCCTGCCAGTCGGTAATTTCGCCCGTTCCGTTGCACGCGGGGCATGTCCACGATCCAGAGGCAAACCAGTAGCAAGGGATGTCTTTGGAGAAGGGCCATCTGCCGCGCAGCGCGCCCATGCCGTTGCACTTCGCGCAGACGGCCGGCTTGGCGTTCTTGGGCGTGCGGCGCTCACGTTGGTTTCTGTGCTGGCGCGATAGGTCGTGCTTCATGTCGTGCTCCCGCACCACTGGTAGATCGGCAAATTGCCTTTCGCGACCAGCAGCTCCTTTCGAACCAGCCCCGCCTCCATGAGCCGCACCAGGTTCAAGGCCGCACGTGTCGGATCGATGTCTGCCCGGCAGGCGTAGTCCCCGACGGTCAGCGGAGACAGGCGGCCTCCGCTGCGGAAGAACGGCGCGGCCAGACGCGCGCGCTCCGTCGGCGGGATGCCCTGCAGATCGTCGCGCGCCTTGTCCTCGTTGCGCGTCATCATGCACCTGACGCTGCTGGACGAGCAGCCCACGACCTTCGCTATCAGGACGCTGGATGCGCCCGCGTCGGTCGCGCGGCGCAGCGCTATCCTACGCGCACTGACGATGGGCAGGGTTTTCCTGCTGCTGCAGATATCATCGGCCGAAACGCCGCGTTCTGCGGCCACCTGCGCGACGATGGCGCGGACCACATCCACGTTGACACGAGCTGTCATGGGCTGATCCTCGGTTTCTGGTTGCTCGGCGGGGCAATGCCCCAGTCGGCCAAGGCGGCTTCGACCTCTTCGACCGACCGGACCACGGCCACCCGACAGCCCAGCGCGCGCAGAGCAATGTGCAGGTCTTTCTGGTCTTTGTCCGGAGAGTTTCCCGGAGCCTTGACCTCGAAGAACGCGACCACCGGGCCTGGCAAGATGCAGGTCAGGTCGGGCCAGCCCTTGATGGTGCCCATCGCCTCGTTGTGCGCAATCTGGCGCATGATCTGTGGCCCGGACAAGCCGATGCTATTAGCCGAGTGGTGCACCTTGGCCGCGGGGAAGCGTCGCCGCAGGTGGTGCAGGATCGACCGATGGATGGGTCCCTCGATATCGCGAGGCTTGGCCTTGCGCCTGGGCTGGCCCGGCGCAGATCCGTCGGCAGGACGGCGAATGCGGGCAGCCTCATTCATGGCCGATCACCTCGAGCGCCCAGCGCAGAGCCTTGGCCTGGTCCTCGGCATCGGCGCCCTTGCGGCGCTGTGCGGCTATCAGGGCGTTCTGCATGTTGTCGCGGCCCCAGATCAGTTCGCGGCGAGTGCGGCCGACACCAGGGGCGCCGACCCTGATCATCTCGATCATGTCGGACTTGACGAAGGCCACCCTGATGCGGCCGAAGGCTCGTGCGCTGGGCAAGCCGGGCGTGACAGTGGCGGGCGCGCTCATCACTGCACCCGACGAATGGTGGGCGGCACCAGCTTGGCTAGGCGGGTCAGGCCCTTCGCCGTGATGCGCACCTGCTCGGTCACCTTCTCGCTTCCATCACGGCGCAGGACGGTGGTGACCTTGTGCTCCAGCAGGCCCGAGGCGGTCTTGTCGTGATAGCCCAGGTCGCTGGCCGCGCCCGGGCGGCGATAGATCCAGCCATTGCCGCGCAGCCAGGCGAACAGATCACTGGGGCGGACCTGCAAGGCCTTGGCCGCGTCCGTAATGCAGAACGACCCATCGGCATCGGCGATGCGGTCCAGGGCGGCCACGGCCGGGCGCAGTCCCTCGATCTCGCGCGCCTGGTCGGCAGCCAGCTGCAGCGCCTCGGCGAAGCTGCGCGGCAGAGCCGGTGAGCCCTGCCCTTCCAGTTCAAGCCAGCGGTCGATGATCCGCGCGCGCAATTCGTCCTTGTAGCCCGACACGACAATCAGCGTGTCTCGCTTGGTCAGGTCGTAAACGTCCATGGGACGCCCGCCGCCCTCCGGCTGGACCCTGCGGGTAGTTTTACGGCTTTCCCGCAAAACTCCCGAAGCGAGCAGGCGCTGGATGGTCTCCACGACCTGGTTGTGGCGGGTGTCGCATAGGTCCGCGATTTCGCGGCTGCTCATGGTCAGCGGCTGATGCCCAGCGCTGGGCGCGGCGGTCAGGCTGGTTTCGGATGAGCGGGTCATTCGTGCCTCCTCAGACGGCAGATGGGCGGATTTCGTGGCGAGCGACGGGCGGTCACAGCGTCACCCCGGCGCGGCGCAATTCGGTTTCGGTGACCAGCCCGAGGGACAGCATGTGGCGGGCGACAGCGGGCTTGATGCTGGAGGCGGCATAGGTACGCCCGGCCTTCACCGGCTCTACCCAGCGCTGGGCAACGGCGTCCATGTCGACGGTGGGCGGGGCTGCGGCCTTGGCGGCCTTGCTGGCTTCCCACTCGTCGCGCCAGCTTCCGCGGGCCAGCCAGTTGGCCGGCTTCATCCCGTATCCCCGCTCGACGTGCCGGCTGCGAGCGTACGCGGTAGCGACCTCGATCAGATCTTCTGGGCCAATCTCACCCGCTTCCAACACCCCGTCGAACGCTTTGCGGGCGGCATCACGCTCCACCGGATCGGGAAAGGCCTCCCAGAACCGATCGAAATAATCCGCCCATCCATCGTCCCCTGACCCCGGCAAGGGGTTAGGGGATTTCTTAAGATTGGTATTCTTATCTTTTGGTTTTCTTATAGGGACGGATTTACCGGCGGTCGGTTCAACCGGCGGTCGGTTTTTCAGGGGGTCGGTGGCACCGATAGACGGGTTTTCAGGCGGTCGGTGAACGGACCCGTTCTTGCCCTGTTCCCCCGCATCTTGTGTTTCTACATCCGAGACCACACCATGCGCTGCGGCCGCCGGATCATCCACGATCATCCATTCTGTGCCGGCAAGGTGCCCGCCTTCGCCTCGCAGGACCTGGCGAATGACGTAGCCAGCCGCCTCCAGCTCCTTTAGCATGCCGCGCATCTTGTCGCGTCCGCAGCCGGCCACCTGCTGAAGGTGATCGACCACGAACGTCCAGTCGTCAGCATAGGTCATCAGCAGGGCGAGCAGGCCCCGCGCCTCGATGCTGATGCGTTCGTCCCGCATGGCGGCATTCGGGATGGCCGCATAGGCCCTGCCCTGCCGTCGGCTGCGCTGCCTCATGCCCGGCCCTCCGTCTGCGCGTCAGCCCGCATCAGCGCGGCCAGGATCCGATCACCGGCATTCGCCGGGCGGCCCGTCCTGATGGCCTTGTAAAGCCAGCCATACGGCACCCCGAGATAGTCGGACGCGGCCTTGATGCTGGGAAAGCGGCGGCCGTGAATGGAGATCGGCGTGGTCCGATGGGCGTCCCGGTTATGGGCGGGGGATTTCTGCCCCAGCCCCACGAAGTCGCAATGGCCATGCCGCCGCAAGTGCCCGCTGATCGTGCTGGGCATGACGCCCAGCGCCTGGGCGGCGGCAGCGATCGAGGGATAGAGGGTGCCGCGCACCATCACCGGGACCGCGTTTGGGTCGTTCGGCCGGCGCGCGACCTCACCGGCCTTCATTCGCGCTCGATACCGGCGCTGACGCTCCATTTCGACGGTGCGGCAGACATCGCAGCGACAGCCATGGGTGACGTATCCTCGGATCGTACCATGGCGAATGACACGCGGCGCCGGTGTCTTGGTCTTGACCGGCGCAGGCACAGGCGCGGGCGCGGGGGAGAATTCGCCGAATGAGGTCAGCGCGTTCATCGGAAGCCGCCAATCAGAAGCATCATGTTGAATTTGGCGAAAAAGACAGGCGCATTTGCTGAAAGGTCAGGTTGCCCGCAGCAGCGGCGAGACGCACATTCCGGCCATGCGAAACGATCAGATTGCCAGCCGGGGGCTTGCCCGGATGAAGCGCGGGCCATCATGCCGCCGCCCCCGCCGGGTTTTCGGCCATGAACTGTCGGATGCGATCCATGGTGCGGGCGGTCGGATAGGCCGTGCGCGCCTTCCAGCGCTCCCAGCGTCCCCACTCTGCGTTGAGGAAGTCGCGCAAGAAGCGCTGCGGCGTCGTGCCGATCGCTTCGGTGTAGGCTTCGACGTCTGCGATGAACTGGTCCATAAATCACTAATGGGGGAACTCCCCCATTACGTCAACTAGGGGAATTCCCCCATGGAAGATTTTTTGCTGGCGGGTAACTTTCCCCATATGGTCAAGAAAGAGCTCGACGCGTTTGCCCGCGGCCTAAAGGTCGCGATGGCCCAGACGGGATGGAAACCCGCACCACTCGGCGTTGCCGCGGGGATGGGGGACACCACGGTTCGGGACCTGTTCAGGAACCTCTCCTCGCCCAAGGTCTCGACCGCGCAAGCGCTCGCGAATGCGATGGGCATGACGGTGGACGAGGTGATTTCGCTTGGCGATGGACCTGCCGCCCGCGTTCCGCAGGTTGCAGTGGCCGGTCTGGTCGGCGCAGGCGCGGCAGTGCCGCTCGAAGATCCCTACCCGAAGGGCGAAGGCCTGTTCCATGTCGCCGCGCCAGCGCCGCTGCTGCGGCACGGTGGCATCAAGGGCATTGTCGCGGTGCAGGTCGAGGGCGACAGCATGGCGCCGATGTATCAGCCGGGGGACGTGCTATTCTACAGCCGCGCTACCCATGAAGGCATCCCCGAGGAAGACATTGGCCGACCCTGTATCGTCGAGGATGCTGACGGCAACGCCTGGGTCAAGCAGGTCAAGCGTGGGGACAAGCCGGGGCTGTTTCATCTGATTTCTCTGAACCCCACTTCTGAAACCCGCCACAACCAGCAGATCAAATGGGCCGCGCGCGTGCGCCTGGCCCTACCGGCCGACTTGGTTGAACGCATTTAACGTTATCGTTGCTGCGCCTTGCACTGCGCAGTGTTCGTGGACGAGGTTGAGGGAGAAGCCATGATTGACCTTGAAGGCGAGGAGGTTGCGCAGGTCGCCATCGCGGTGGGCGCAATACTGGGACTGTTGAAGCTCCAGACTGAGAATAAGGGCGCTATCCCCATGGCAGAACTGCCGCAGTACATCACTGGGTTAGCCGACGAACGCGAGAAGCATGGGGACTTCGGGGCGGCCCGGATGCTGCACGACTGGGCGGATGTGCTGAGGGATGACACATGACCGACGCCGAACGCATCGCCGCCCTGAAGGCTGAGCTTGTCGAGACGCAGGACGCTGGCGCGGCCATGGTCGTACTGACGATCCAGGCCATGGGCGCCAAGCCTGAACAGATGGCGCGCCTGACTGACGAGTACCAGGACATTGCGGACGGGCTGATGCGACGCCGGATCACCGGCATCATTGCGAGGAAGCTGGCGGAGAGGTTGAAACAGGCGGAATCCATAGGAGTAACCACGTGACCTTCATCGTTCTCCATCTGAACGAACCTGGACGAACTGCGAGCAGGGTTGCCCTCGCTGTCGAGCACATCAGTTCGGTGCGAGAGGTCGCGGACGATGCCGGCACCGAAATCAGGCTGTCCGATGGCAGCATCATCAATGTGATCGAGACCTACAAGACCATCCTCGGCAGCTTGGCGAACCTCGGGGTTCGGCTCGCGGACTGCATAGAGCCTGACAAGGCGTAACTCGAGCCCGGATCAAACCACCCGTGCCGTCGGGTCTTCTTCATGGCCGAACCCATAGACGAACGTGCACGAATCTGGCAGCCTTGGCTTCTGTCCCGTGCCATACTAGGACAGGAGGCCCCGCCCGTGCGCACACCCAGGCGGGGCCATTCATTTAGCCTGGAACTCGCAGCCAGCGGATCAGCTTGTCCTTAGTGAGTTAAGCGCACAGCCCTCACGGGAAGCCCCCGGCCCCCCGGCTCCGGGGCCTTCTCGTATCTCGGACCCGCCCCATCCACAGTGCCTTATCTTCATGAGCGGAAACCCCCAACGCGCGGTCCTCGTTTTAATTCGCCGCGATTTCATGACCAATAGGCGGTAGCCCCGTCCTGCCCGAGCAGTTGGGCGGGGCTTTAACCCGGCCAACAGAAGCCAAGACTTGCTATCACCTGCCCGCCAGTCCCTCCGACTCGGCGGGCTTTCTCGTGCCACAAAGGCAGCGCCGGGGACATTGAGCCGCGGTGAACCCGCGGAATGCCGCTAGCCCGGCAACCGACGCGGCCCGACGCTGCCAGGCACTATCGGTGCGCTTAAAAGAAAATGGGGGAACTCCCCCAATCTTGATTGACATGGGGGAATTCCCCCATTAACCCTTGTATCAAGCGATGCGACGAAGCCGCTCCATCGTGATCCTTGAAACGAGGGCGCCCCATGAACCATCCCATCCGCTCGCCCTGGTATGCCGACCACCCCCGGCATGAAGAGATTGCTGATGATCACATGCTGGGGGCCGTGCCCGTCCGGGACGCCTGCCGGAACGACGGGCGCGACGGGACGCGGATGCTGGGCGTAGTCCTTCTGGTCATTCTTTTCATCGTAGCTGGGCTGGGCCTGTGGCTGCTCGTCCGCAGCGTCGATCAGTCTGCCCTTCTGGACTTCCTGGCCCCGACCGCCGCGCAAGCGCGCGAGCTAGGCTGGCTCGCGATGACGGAGGGCAGCTGATGCACGCTCTGGCATTCATCGTGACGAACCTGCGCACGGGCGAAACGCGCGTGCTGACCCGTCGGCAACTCGACACCTTCTTTGACGGCCGGAACGCGCGCGATTGGAGGATCGCCTGATCCCCCGCGCCACGGAATGGGTGCGCATGAAGCCTGCGCCCTGACTGGTTGACCGCTGCCGCCGCCTCCCTCCCTGTGCAGCGGCCAGCACCCTTTCTCTCACCACCGCGCCCGGCGGTCCCGGGCCTTGCAAAAGGATCAAGTTCACATGTTGGGAAAACTGTTCGGGAAGCGGGCCGAAGCGGCGGTTCAGAAGTTTTCGGGCCGCACCGACTTCCTCGAGGCCACCTGCGCGGCAGCCGCGCTGATCGCCGCAGCGGACGGGGAGATCGAGGATGCCGAGGTCGACGCCACCGTGAAGGCCGTCAAGGCCAACAAGGCGCTCGCCCAGGGCTTCGATCAGCAGACCATCGACAAGACCATCAACGCCATGCTGGACCGAGCCGGCGGCGGCCGCGTGGGCCGGGCCGGGCTGCGCAAGGAAGTCATGGAGGTGTCCAAGGATGCCGAGATGGCCGAGGGCGTCATTCTGACCGCCCTGGACGTCGCCGAGGCCGACGGTGAGATCGGCCCGGAAGAGCAGAAGGTGCTCGAAAGCCTGGCCAAGGATCTGGGCGTCGATCTGGCGCGGCTGGCCGCCTGATGGGCGCGCTCCGCTCCACCACAGCGCTCGGGATCATCGGTGCGGCGATTGTAGCGCAGGTGATCCTGCCTGCGACGCTCGACCTCTTCCTCTCCGTCGCCCTGGCTGGCGCCGCAGGCAGGGCCGGGTTCCAGGCGGGCCGCAGCCGGCCCTGACCCGAACTGCGATTGGACAAGACGGCGAGTGTCCGGGTGAGTGGCCCCCTAACCCCGTCAAGGCGCGGCCGGACTGGAAATCTGGCGCGGCGCCTGCCCCTGGCCGGGGCAATCAGATGCCTCGGCCATTCCCACGACGCGCGCAGAAGCCGTGTCGAACCTCGTATTCCGGAGCATCCACCATGACGGATCAGACCAGGCAATCTTGCGGCCTGCTGCGCGGCACCTGGATCAGCCGCGCAAACGGCAAGCTCACCCTGATCGAGGACCTGCGCCTTGGTGACGCGATCGCCACCCTGGATCACGGCCCGATGCCGATCATCCGCATCGAAGCAGAGGAGCATAGCGCCAGTCAGGTCTGGTCAGACCCCAGCCACTGGCCTTGGATCTATACGCCAGACCAGATGGAGGACGACGGCCTGTATCTGCGCGGCGATCAGCTGATCCTGTGGGCGCCTGGGGGCTGCACCGACACACTGATTTCGGCGCGGGACCTGGCGCGTTGCCACCAGCACCAGTGCCGCCGACTTGACGGCTGGCCGGCCAGCGTCACCTGGTATCGCCTGCACCTTGAGGGTCATCAAATCATTGTCGCCGATGGCTATCCGGTCGGATCGGCACGCATTGACCCTGAAATCGCGCTCTGCCGCAACCTGATCAACGAGGTGTCGGAATGGGCCTGATGCAATCCGACATCGCGGCAGAGGCTGGCGTCATCCGGTGCCTTGTTGCCGACCTGCGCAACGCCGTCGCGGCGGCTGCCACCGTCATCGAGCGCCGGAACACGATCCCGGTGCTGGGCTGCCTGCACATCGTGCCTGGCAAGGGCGAGCTGATGATCAGCGGCACCAACCTGGACGCATGGCTGACCGTCCGCTGCCCGGCGAATACGGCCCAGGCAGAGCCCTTCTGCTTGCCGGCGCCGGTCCTGAAAGCGCTTCTGTCGGGCGCTGCGCTCGAGGACGAGGTGACGATCCGGCGCGAAAAGGACGTGCTGACCTTCCAGATCGGTCCCGTCACGGCCCGGCTGCGGGACCTGATCCCTGCCGCCGATTGGCCGACGCCGCCGCAGGTTGAGGGTGTGCCTGTTCAGGTCGGCGAGGCCGCGCTGGTCAAGCTGATCGACAGCGTGCGCTTTGCAATCTCGGCCGAGGAGACGCGCTATTACCTGAACGGCATCTTCCTGACCGGGATCAACGGCCGGCTGGCCGGGGTCGCGACGGACGGGCACAGGCTGGCGCGCTATTGCTCGGCCGAGCCTTGGGACTTTCCCGCCGTCATCTTCCCCCGCACGACGGTGGCGGCGCTGCGCTGGCGCCTGGTGCCCGGCGGCAACCGCACTGTCTCTGTGGCGGTCGAGGCGCCCGCCAACCGCATGAGCATCGCCGGCGATGGCTGGTCCATGGTCTGCAAGACCATCGACGGCACCTTCCCGGATTACGGCCGGGTCATCCCGGCCCGGGTGGATGATCCGAGCTATGCCGTCCTGTCGCGCGAGACGCTGCTGCGCCTGCCCGATCCTGCCAGCGATGGCAGCCGGGCCATCAAGCTGGACCTCGAGAATGCCAAGGCATTGGTCCGGGACGTCCTGTTCAGCCTCGATGTGGCCATGCCGATTGAGGCGCACGGCCGGTTCGCCATCGGCTTCAACGGCAAGTACCTGCGCCAGATCGCGCGTGCCTTCGGGACGCTTCGCATCGAGGCGACCAGCCCGGGCGACGCCGCGCACATCCTGACCGACGACCCGGACCTGACCGTGGTCCTGATGCCGATGAGGGTTTGAGCGATGTCAGAACCCCGCATTCTCGCCCGCCGGATCGTCACGATCTGTCAGGCATCACGCATCAATGTGTCGACCGAGGCAGCCGCGCACAATGACCTCGCTGCCGCTCTGGTGGCGGCAGGGCTAACCGTGCAGCGAGAGGTCAAGCTGAACGCGCGCGATCGCATTGACGTGCTTGTCGAGGGCGTGGGCGTCGAGGTGAAGGTGCAGGGCTCACGCCGCAACATCCTCAAGCAGCTCGAACGCTATGCCGAAAGCGATCAGGTCACCGCGCTGGTGCTGGCCACGTCGGCGGCGTGGCCGGCCGGGTTTTCCGCCTTGAACGGGAAGCCATTCTTCCACGCCTCGCTCGTGAGGGGGTGGCTATGAGCTTCGGCAAGTTGGACTTCGATGGCGAGACTTGGCTTGTCACCGATCTGCAACCCCATGTTTCTATCCGCTTCAAGGACGTGTTCAAGGGTGTCCGCTTTGGCTCACGGCCGCCGTTTCTGCTGAAACACCGGCAGGACCGTGCATTCGACCTGAACTGGTTCATCTCGCGGTATCCGCTGGACCTAACCGATCGCGCTGCAGCTGGGCTCGCCGAAGGGGTCAGCGCCTATCAGCGCGCGCGCCAGGCGATGGAGGCGCTGAAACGTCCCGATTATGTGTCGGGGCTGATCACCGGCTTCAAAGCCCCCGAGGAGGCGAGGCCGCACCAGAAGCGCGCGGCCGAGATGCTGCGCACCAATGGTCGGCTGCTGTTGCTGGACGATGTCGGCCTCGGCAAGACTGTCTCGGCGCTTGCCGCCATCGCAGACGGCTGGGGCCTCCCCGCAGCGGTTGTGGTCCAGCCGCATCTATCGACGCAGTGGGTCAAGCAGTACATCGAGCGGTTCACCCATCTGCGGGCCTTTGAGGTCAAGGACCGGCAGACGCGAAGCCTGCCCCCCGCAGATATCTACATCTTCCGCTATTCGAACCTTGCCGCCTGGGCCGACTATGCCGAGACGCTTGGCTGTCGCACCGTCATCTTCGATGAAATACAGGAACTGCGGCACGGCCGAGCGACGGACAAGGGCCGTGGCGCGATGGCATTCCGCGATGCGGCTGCCCACGTCCTCGGCCTGACCGCGACCCCTATCTACAACTATGGCTCGGAGATCTGGAACGTGGTCGAGTTCGTGGCGCCCGGCGCGCTCGGCACCTGGGACGAGTTCGTCGTCAACTGGTGCACGTCACATGGCAGCCACTGGATCGTGAAGGATCCAGAAGCCTTGGGCGCGTTCCTGCTGGACGAAGGCATTGCACTGCGCCGAACGGACGAAGATGCCGAGGTGGCGATGTCCCTGCCGCCGCTGGTCAAGAACGTCTTCGAGGTGGGCTGGAACGAAGGCGACGCCGAAACCGACCGGGAACTGCAGCGACGCCTGGCGTTGCGCGTCCTGAACGGCGGTTTTACAGAGCGGGGCGAAGCGGCACGCCAGCTCGACCTCATGGTCAGGCAGGAAACCGGCGTCGCCAAGGCGAGGTCGGTCGCGGCCTATGTCCGCACGCTGGTCGAGGCAGGCGAGCCTGTTCTGCTGGGAGGCTGGCACCGCGCTGTTTACGACATCTGGAACGAGGCATTGGCAGATCTGAAGCCGGTGATGTTCACGGGCAGCGAGAGCCAGCCAAAAAAGCGCGCGGCGCGCGAGGCGGTGCTGTCCGGGGCATCGAAGATCCTGATCATGTCGCTGCGCTCAGGCTCTGGTCTGGACGGGCTGCAACAGGTGATCGCGCACGCCGTTATCGGGGAACTCGACTGGTCTCCGCAGGTCCACCGCCAGTTCATCGGCCGCATCCGCCGCGATGGTCAGCGGCGCCAGGTGACGGCCCATTACCTGCACGTCGATGGCGGGTCAGATCCGGTGATCCTGCCCACGCTGGGGCTTAAAGCCAGCCAGTCGCACGGCATCCTTAACCCCTACGGCGGCGCGACAGAGGCCACGCCAATCGACGAAAGCCGCATGCGTCAGCTTGCGCAACAGATCCTTGAGCAAACGAAAGGAGAGCGCCAATGACCGGCCTAGCGATCACCCCTGCCGATACCACCTGCCTGAACTGTGGCCGCCTCGTCCCCTGCGGATGCACCGAACCCATGCCAGCGGCCGATGCCTATGCCCAGCGCCGCGCCGTGGCAGACGACGCCCCCAGCAGCATCGTGCAGCAGATGCCGGAGGTCGGGGAACCTGCGCCGCGCATCTGGGTCGAGCCTACTGGCTACCGCGAAGGCTGGACTGGCATCCCCGATCAGGTTGAGCCCGACGACGTGGAATACATCCGCGCCGACATTGCCCGCGCCACAGAGGCCGACCTGCGGGCCGAGGTCGAGAGGCTGACGAAGCGCGTTTCCGAATGGCGATCAGAGTACCAAGCAGCCCAGAAGTGCTTGGCCCTTTACCGGCGCAAGAACGTGGAGCTTGTGGCCGAGGTCGAGAGGCTGAACGCCCTTGCCGATCTGCGTGCACAGCATGCAGCTTGGTCGCAGGCGCAGTTCGGCGACGTATCAGCCGTAGGCCCGGCGAAGCATCTGGCGAAAGAGGCCACGGAAGTCGCCGCAGATCCCCTGGACCCTATCGAGCATGCCGACTGCTGGATGCTGCTCTGGGATATGCAGCGCCGCGCCGGGATATCCGATGCGCAACTGGCCGATGCGATCCGGGAAAAGCTCGCCATCAACCAGGCCCGCAGGTGGCCCGCCCCGAGAGAGGGCGAGGCGCGCGAACATGACCGCGCTGATCAGCCGGAGGATAAAGCGTGAGGCACCGATCAGGCTCCGCCTATTCCCGTGACCACCTTGCCGGTGCCATCGCACTCGGGGCAAGGCTGTCCGTCGATCTGGCCGCTCCCTTCGCACTTGCGGCAGATGTTCTCGCCTGCGCCGGGTTGACCGGCCGGGACGGTGTCGGGGTTCTCGGTCTCGCTCATCGGATGGCCTCCCTGCCATGTGAAATGACCTGTCCGGGATCCAACTCGGCCGCGCATGGCTTGTTCCGCCCAGCGCCGCTGAAGTCGGTGACGGAACGGCTGGAGGGGCAGGCATGACCTTCCAGCCCCACCTTCCCCTCATCATCGACAGCTTCGCCGGTGGCGGCGGGGCCAGCACCGGGATCGAGATGGCGCTCGGCCGATCGCCCGACGTGGCGATCAACCACAGTACCAATGCGCTGGCGCTGCACGCGGCGAACCATCCCGAGACGCTGCACCTGGACAGCAACATCTGGGACGTCGAGCCCCTGACCGTGACCGGCGGCCGGCATGTCGGCCTGCTGTGGGCCAGCCCGGACTGCAAGCACTTCTCGAAAGCCAAGGGCGGCGCGCCGCGCGACCGCAATATCCGCGACCTGGCATGGGTCGTGGTGAAATGGGCCGAGTTCGCCAAGCCCGACGTGATCTGCATGGAGAACGTCGAGGAGTTCGTGACATGGGGCCCGGTCGACAACGACGGCCAGCCGATCAAGGAACTGGCCGGCACCACCTTCGAGCTTTGGGTCAAGCGGCTGAAGAAGGCCGGCTACAAGGTCCAATGGCGCGAGCTGCGGGCCTGCGACTACGGCGCGCCGACGATCCGCAAGCGCTGGTTCCTGGTCGCGCGCCGCGACGGACGGCCCATCGTCTGGCCGAAGCCGACCCATGGCAACCCGGCCTCGGCCGAGGTCCGAAAGGGCAAGCTGCAGCCGTGGCGCACCGCGGCCGAGTGCATCGACTGGTCCCTGCCCTGCCCCAGCATCTTCGACAGCTCGGCCGATATCATGGCCAAGCACGGCCTGCGCGCCGTGCGCCCGCTGGCGGCCAACACGCTGGCCCGCGTGGCGCGCGGCATGAAGCGCTATGTGATCGAGGCGCAGAACCCTTTTCTGGTCAGCCTCAAGGGGGCTGATCGGCGGGACCGTCCGGTGGACGCGCCTCATCCGACTGTGCTTGCCGGCGGCGGCCGGGCCGGCCAGAGCCGGCCGCGCAGCGGCGACGAGCCCTTCACCACGATTACGGCCAAGGCCGACGCCTGCGTGACGACCGCGCTGCTGGCGCCAAGCATCCAGCGCTTCAACGGCGGTGCGACCGGGCAGGATCTGCGCGAGCCCATGGCGACGGTGACCGCGAACAGCTGGATCAAGAAGCCGGGCGGGGCTGCGCCGCTGGGCCTGCTGGCACCCTATCTGGCGACCATGCGCAACAGCCAGAAGCCCTGGCAAGGGGCTGACGAGCCGACGCACACGATCACCGCCGGCGGTGCGGGCCTGACTGTCGTCGCCCCGGTGCTGACCTATGCCCAGCAGGGCGGCGGCAACAGGGACGCGCGCGATCCGCACCACACCATCTGCGCCAGCAAGAAGGATCAGAACAGCCTGATCGCGGCGACCATGGTGCAGACCGGCTATGGCGAGCGGCAGGGCCAGTCGCCCCGCGCGCTGGATGTGGCCGCCCCTCTCGGCACCGTGGTCGCGGGCGGCGCAAAGCACGCGCCTATCGCCGCCTTCCTCGCCCAGCAGAACGGCGGGCCCCGCATGGGCGCTCATGCCGGGCATGATCTGCGCGAGCCGACCAGCACCATCGCCGCCAGCGGCAGCCACCAGACGCCGGTCGCGGCATGGTTCGCGAAATACTATGGCACCGGCGATGGCGCGCGAACTGACGAGCCGATGCATACCGTAACGGTCAAGGATCGCATGGGCCACATGCAAGCCGAACTGGTCGCGCCGCCTTTTGCGCCCGAGCATCACGCCCGCGCCCGCCAGGTGGCCGAGTTCCTGCGCGCGCACGACGCCTGGGACGGCGGCGAGTTCGTGACGCTGGAGGTCGACGGCGCGGCCTATGTCGTGATCGACATCGGCATGCGGATGCTGACCCCGCGCGAGCTGTTCCGCGCCCAGGGCTTCCCGGATGACTATGTCATCGAGGGCGTCTGGGAAGGCCTCGACACGGACCATCCGCAGTTCCGAGCCTTTCCGAAGGACGTGCAGGTCAGTTGCTGCGGCAACAGCGTCTGCCCGCCCCTCGCCGCCTCCATCGTCGGTGCCAACTGCCAGCACATCGCCGCCGGCGCGGAAAGGAAGACGGCATGAAGCGTCCGCGCGAGAACTGCCATTGGTGCGGGCGGCGCCTCGAGGCGCCCAGCGCGCGGTCGAGCCTCGCCAAGACGCAGGACCACGTCATTCCCAAAAGCAGCGGCGGCACCAGCGTGGTGCCCTGCTGCCGGGCTTGCAACCACATCAAGGCTGACCTGCTGCCCGCCGACTGGGATCGATGGCGGGCCCAACACCACGAATGGTGGCGCATCTATCCGCGCCACACCGCCAAGACCTATTTCCGACCCGTCCAGCCAGGAGCCGCCTCATGACCGAGAAAACCACCATCAACCTGCGGGTCGGCAATACGGAAACCGGCCCCGTCGACCTCGACACGATGCGCGAGGCGCTGGACCAGGTGCGCGGCGGGCCGCCCATGAAGGATGACCCGGACTGGAACGGACACAACAGCCAGGTCTATGGCGTGGCGGCGGGCGAGCTGCGCCAGTTCATCGAGCAGTTCGAGCAGCTGGAGGCCGAAAAGAAGGATGTGGCCGAGCGTCAGAAGGAACTGATGGCCGAGGCCAAGGCACGCGGCTATGACACCAAGGTCATGCGCAAGGTGATCGCGCTGCGCAAGCGCGACAAGGACGACATCGCCGAGGAGGAAGCGATCCTCGAGATGTACAAGGCAGCGCTGGGGATGGTGTGATGGGACGGCGGGCCATCTTCACTGAGGCCGATCTTCGCCGTGTCATGAAGGTGGCGCGCGAGAACGACCCGCGTGCTATCGTCGAAGTCACCTCATCCGGCACGATACGGATCGTGCCGGAATCAGCGTCAACCACCCGCTCCGATGTCGATGACTGGTTCAAACACAATGACTAGGGTCAACCTCAAGGGCATCAACAAGGTCAAGAAGCGCCTGGCCGACGGCACTGTGCGAGAGCACCACTATGTCGGTCGCGGAAAGGGCGCGCTGAAATTTTGGGACAGCGCCAGCGGGGTCCCCCTCGGGTCCGCGGGATACATTGCCGCGTTCTCGGCTGCGCAGCAGACCAGGACGCCCGCCGCCGGGAAGTTCAGGTCAGTGATCATCCGGTTCCTCGAAAGCCAGGATTTCGCTGGGCTCGCTCCCAGGACGCAGGCGGATATGAAGATATCATTCTACCATGCAAAGAGCGGCATCGACACCAAGTTTGGCAGCGCGCCCCTAGCCGTGTTTGACGATCCCAGGATCCGAACCCGGGCTCTTGAGTGGCGGGACGAGATCGGCGGAAAGGTTGGGGACGACCGGATCCGTCATCTTCAGCGCCTGGTGGCATTCGCATGGGACCGCGGGATCATTCGCCAGCACCACCTTCAGAAAATCAAATCGGTCTACAAAAGTCAGCGCGCCGAAATCTTCTGGTTGCCCGAGGAGATCGAGGCATTCGAGCGCGGCGCGCCTGCCCACATCTGGCGGATACTGTGCGCCGCGCTAGAAACGGGGCTGCGGCCGGGCGATCTGGCCCAGTTGTCTCGCGAACACGTCCATCGCACGCCGCATGGACGGCGAATCGTCATATGGACGCAGAAACGGAAACGCCTGGCATCCATTCCCCTCACGCAGCGCATGGGCGACCTGATCGACAGCCTGCCGGCGGACCAGCCTCGGATCATCGTCAACCAGCGGGGCCAACCTTATCAGCATGAAAACTACCTGGGCGACGCCGTCTCGGATTGGAGGGACCGACTGAAGATCCGCTCGGACCTTCGGCTATACGATGCGCGGGGAACGGCAGCGACACGCCTGCTGGAGGCCGGCGCTGAACTGAAGGAGATAGCCACGCACATGGGCTGGTCTCTCAAGCATGCGGCCGAGGTTATCGAGCGATACGTCGCGCTTTCCCCGAGCATGAGCGATACCCTGGCAGAGAAGCTGCAGAAGGTCGAAACCAGAACGAATTTGCAAACCAAGGTGCAAACCGGCGGGTCTGGCGAATAG